CGGCAGCGAGGGCGGCGCGGATGGTGTTGGCGATGGTCGTCATGTTTATTCTCCAATGTTTGGTTGGTATGGGATGATTATAAGGGGGTTTTCGACCGTTGGGAGCCCCCTCCAGCAACTTTTTTTTTAGGGCAATAGAAAAAGGGCCCCGAAGGGCCCTTATAGCTTCCAGCTATCTAAGGCTGGAAGTGTCTACCGCTTGAGCTAGGAGCTCGGCAGCCGTATGACCAGGCGGGAGGATAGACATGCGAGCTAGCTCGGCCTCAGTCACTCCTTCCTGCACACGCCCGGTCAGGTTTCCAGGTACCAGGTACCGCCGAACCTCCCGCCCCTTACCCACTCTTATATAGAGCCAGATGTTGCCGCCGCACTTCCAGCGCCTGCGATGCCAGATGACTTGCGACTGGCGGACGTCAAAGCTCAGAGACCCGTCTTTCGCCGGCCGGTCACATCCCTTGAGCTCGAGCTCAAAATACCGGCCTTGCCAACACCCGTCAACGTCTGGATCGCCTTCGCTCACAAGGTTCTCCACCCGCCGCATGTGTAGGCCTTCGGTGCCGCGCAGTCCATCGCGCAGCCATTCCCATAGCCTTACTTCACGGGCCACTTCTGGCCCTCCGTGAAGACCTTGACCTGGACGTCTCCCACCTTGATGGTGTAGGCTGAGTCTTCATGCGGCAGCAAAGCTGAGAGCTCCTGAGCATGGATGCCCTCGCGCAACTCGGCCTGCGAGATGCAAATGAATGCCCGTGTGACAAGACCCAGGCGCAAGGCCTCGACCGAGACCTCAGGTCCGCCGATCAGCCAGGCGTCAGGCCATCGAGCGGCAGCATCCGCCAGGGTTAGGCCATTCGGGCCACGCGACAGGCGCTCCATCCGCCGACCAGGCAGCTTGGGCATCTGATCGAAGGTGCGGGAGCCGGCAAGCAGCACATCATTCCCGTTGGACAGGGTGAGCAGACGGAACACCGCTTTGTCGATGGGGCCCGTCCACTTCATGCCATCTTCAGGGCCACGGGCTAGATACCCGTCAGCCGAGCTGGCTAGCAGCAGTCTCATACTATTCTCCTTTGTAGAGGGTGATGGCGATACCAGCGGACTCTAGAGACTCCGCTGATTGACGCCAGGATTGTCCCCACCGCGCATGGCCGAAGTCAGGGGCAGGAGCAACCACGCGATGGATACGGGCTGCCACGATCTTCTCAGCACAGTGGTGGCAAGGGAAGCGGGTGACATACATCGAGCAGCCCACCAACTCGAAAGGAGCCTGCCTGAGGCAGTTGACCTCAGCATGCACCATGTTCGCCAGCTTGAAGTCGCGGTCGGCCAGGAGTGACGGCAGGTCCTCGACTCCCGGCGGGAAGCCGTTGTAGCCGAGAGACAGTTGCCGCCGATCAGGCGTGACCACGACCGCGCCGACTTGGCGATCAGGGTCCTTGGACATGCTCGCGATGTCGCGGGCGAACCGCAGGAAGAAGTTATCCCACTCCTCCTGCGTCCGCTTGATAGGCTGCTCGTTCATCATTCCACCACTTCAGGCCGCGGGTTGAAGGTAGGCCACGCCAGCTGCTTCGCCTCCTCAGCGTAGCGGACCACGTAGTCGTCAGGGGCCCGCTCAATCTGAGACAGGGTCCAGCCCGGAAGCTGGAGCTCAGGTACAACAGGCTCCTGCTTCAGCATCTCAGCGGTGAGTTCCCAATGGGACTCGTAGAGATGTGCATGGGCCAGTGTGACGTGCATGACACCCGGGCGGAGACGCAGCTCGTGAGCCATAGCATCCATGAGCAACGCGTGGCCCATCACATCGTAAGGCAGCCCGACGAAGATGTCAGAGCTGCGCAAGACGATGGAAGAGTGCAACTCCCCGCCAAGCACGCTGAAGGTGAAGACTGCCGGGCACGGAACGTTGCGCTGGCCGACCTCACCAAGCCCGTCAGTGGCAGGGTCCCATGCCGAGATGAAGCACCGGCGATCGCTCGGGTCCTTCTTCAGGGCTTCGACGGCAAGACGAATCTGGTCCCGGCCGAAGTGGTTGCGCCAGCGGTATCCGTAGGCGGCCTTGACACCTTCAGTCTTGCGGATGTATGGCCATTCGTCCGTCTTCTGCTCGATGGGCTCGACGAACTTGTCCCACAGCGGAGCGTACTTGCGGATGAAGGCAGCATCCTGAGTCCCGAGCAGATACCAGGCGACTTCGGCAGCCGCCGACTTCGGAAAGGTCTTGCGGAAGCCAATCGTAGGCAGCAAGCCATCCCTGAGGTCCACACGGAATGCCGTACCGCCACGACCTACCTTGACCCGCACTCCGGTCCGTTCGTTGAGCTCCACATCGCCACCATATACCCAGGCGACGATAGCTCCATAGGCGTCGAAGAATGGGATCATGCTTCACCCCCGATGGATGTCTGAGACAGACGGCCGTCGCGCATGGCTTCGGCGTAATAGGTGCCGTAGTTGACAAGGTCCTTGACGGTATCGTACAAGCCCTCGAAGTTCACCTCGCGGCCCTTCTGCAAGGCAGCCAGCAGAGATTGGATGCGCAGGTTCTTGGTCTGCAGCATGTGGGCATAGGAGAAGTGCCCATAGGGGAAGTAGGCATCGCGTCCACCCGGCACGTCGTTGTAGTCCTTGCCCTTGGCTTCACGCAGTGCCTGCAGCTCGAGCCACACGGGGCTCATCGCTTCACGCTCAGCCGCTTCAGCGCGGAGCTTGGCCAGCTCGCGAACATCCGACAGGCTGAAGCCGAGCAGCCACGCATGGTCCGGCGCTTGCCAGCCCGCAGGCTTGATAGCATCGTGGCCCATGGAGCCGGGACGCTTGGACAGCTCGCCTTGCTCCTTGTCCATGTTGGCGCGCTGGACTTCATCCATCACAGCAATCGCCGGCACGCCCATCTCAACGAGACGACCGAGGGCGAAGTACACGAGGTCGATAAGGGCATCGGCTGCTTCCAGCACATCGCCTGCATCGATCGCTTCGTTGAATTCGGTGAGCTCTTCTTGCAGGGCGGCATTGGCCCAGTTCTGACGCTCAGGACCGATGACTTGTGGAGTCTCAGGAATCGGCAGGGCGACAACCTCACGGTTGAAGTCTGCCACTTTGACAAGCATGCGCGCAGCGATGGCAGCCGCAAAAGCTTCGCGGGGTTGTTGGTTCAGGTCTTCAGTCATTTTAGTTGCTCCGGTTGGTTAGGAAAGGTATATCGTGACGCAAGCTCGGCCACGAGGCAACCATTTTGCTTGGTTCAACGGTGGGGTCAGATGTCGACCCCGGCCGCCCGCAAGATGCGCCTCACAGCGCACCTGCAATTCTCACTTGCTCGCCAGTCACCGGGGCTCTTGGCGCAGGAGTAGGCGAACTTGCGACCGTCCACCTCCCACCTGACTTTATTGTGCTTTCCGCGTCGGTCCACGACATACGGGATGCCGGCGGACTCGAGCACTTTGCACGCGACGTCCGCCTCCGAGAGCTTGGCCATCATTCACCCTTCTTAGCTCGCGGAATCTTGGGGCCAAAGACGACATGCCCCTCAGGCACGATCAAGCGAGCGCACTTGCCATCCTCGCTCAGTTCGTAGCCTAGGCCATTCTCCTTGTTGATCGTGAATAGGTGAGACAACACAGCCGAACGGTCCAAGTCAAGCTTGGTGCAGACCTCGGCGACGTCGTGGAAGCCATCAACGAAGAACCGAGCCACCACCGCGCGCTTGCCTGGCTCAGGGATCGGCTTGAGCGCCTCGGGAATGACGGCCTTGCCGCTTGTCCTTTTCTTGGGCTCGTAGACCGTGCCGTCCTCGTTGGTGCGCACAGGCTTCTCGGCTTTGGGAGCCCGCTCGGGTTCTACCCAAGCGAACAAGTCAAAACCTTCAGGCACCAAAAGGCGGGCACAGTCGCTGACCAGCTCATAGCCGACGCCGTGGTCCTTGTTGAGAGTGAACAGGTGAGACAGCACACCCGACCGGGTGAGACTGAGACGAGCCATGGCCTCGTGTAGGGACTGAGGATCGTCCTGCATGAAGAACGCAGCCACTTCACCGCGCTTGCTGGTCGGCTTGCACGGCCGCAGCGCCTCTTCATTGATGGGCTTGCCTCCTCGCTTGGACTCGTCCTTCTTGGATTCATCCACCGGAGGCGGTATATACTTGGGCACCGGCTGGCCGAGCTCGGTCAGCACCATTGCGGCGACGCCAAAGTCTCGCTGGAACCCTAGCTTTATGCACTCATCCCAAGCCTTATAGATGAACCCGGCAAGCTTTTCGGGTGAGCATTCCACATACTCAGCGCTACGCATCTCATCGCATGAATTGCTGACCTGCCAAGCTTGCAGCGAGAAGGGGCTTAGCAGGGTCGATCGTTTCTCACCCGGGATGATGGCTACGTGGCCATAGCCTGAGCAGGGTGGGTCTTTAATCTCGAATCGAGTACGGGTATGGCTGGGCATGTCTCCACGCACAAAGTAGAGGCGAGCAAGTCGAATCATGGCATAGGCTCCTGAATGAAGAAAGGGGACGTACTCTGCAGCACGTCCCCTTATCTTAGGCTTGGGGCTAAGCCCCGCGAACCATCACTTCCCTTGGATTACTCCAGGAAGTCCTGGCCCTTGCCATCGCCCTCGCCGCCAGCGGCTTCACCGCCTTCGGCCTTGGCAGCCTTGGCAGCTTCCTTCGCAGCCTTGGCATCGGCCTTGGCCTTGTCAGCAGCAGCCTTCTTCTCGGCCTTCTCGGCGTCCTTCTTCGCCTTGGCTTCCGCCTTCTCGGCGTCCTTGGCTGCCTTCTTCTCAGCCTTTTCGGCTTCCTTCGCAGCCTTGGTCTCGGCCTTGGCGTCCGCCTTCAGCTCGCGGGCAGTCGGCACGTTCTCGCCGTCGCCACGCAGCTTGTTGCGGTACCAGTTGATGCTGGCCATGGAGGTCTTGGCATCCGGGAACTGCTCCTTGATGGCTGCCAGGACTTCCTCGTTGGTCTTGCCATCGCGGATCAGGCCCTTGGCCACATCGCCCACGCCAGGAGCTTTGGGTTCCTTGGTTTCAGCAGCTTCATTCTTCACGTCTTCGGTCATGATGCTCTCCTTCGTAGAGTCAAAAGTTTTCGGGGTCTGCCGCCACCCGATCGGGCGGCTTGCCCGGTGTGCGTCAGTGGGTGTAGTGTACCGCCGGGAGCAAGATCGTGGAGCCGTTGTTTGCTCGTCAGCTCGGGCGCATCACAACTGCTTGCGGAATAGAGCCAGCAGACGATCGCGCAATCCACGACCCGCCAATGACTCCGAGACAGACCGCTTCTCGTTCAAGTTGGCGAGGATGTATTCGTCTACGGTCCCAGGTGTCACAAAGTCCTTGATGGTCACAGTCTTGCCGCCAATCTGGGTGGCCCGCTCGTTTGCCTGATCCCGCTCGATCAAGTCGAACGTGTGAGAGTACCACAGGATCAGGTCTGCCGCCGAAAGGTCCAGACCCTGACCGCCAGCTTTTGGCTGACCAACGAACACGCGGACCTCGGGGTCGTTGTTGAAGTCATCGATGGCTTGCTGGCGCTTGGACTGAGAATGGACTGCCCCGTGGTACTCCACGCACTTGATGCCCTCGGCATTCAGTGAGCGAACAACCCGGCGAATATCCTCCCGGTATTTGCACCACACAATGACCTTGCGGTCAGAGCTCTTGACCTCGTCCAGCATCGCCTGCACCCGAGGATTCTCCTCGTCAGACAGCAGCTCCCGCACATTGCCATCAATGTCAACGACAAAGCCGCCAAGCATTTGCTGCAGCTTGACAAGGCGAGCACCTCCGTCAATAGCCTCGACTTCGCCACCGTCCTCAAGCTCGAGTATCATCTCCTTGAGCAACGTGCGGTAAGCCTTCATCTGCGCTTCCGGCAGCGTCACGGTGCGCTCGTCCATAACCAGGTCGGGCATGTCGTCGACGTCTTCCCGAAGGACCACAGAGGCCCACTTGGACATCTTCTCCTGCAGGTCATCAAGGTTGCGGTAGTGATCTAGCCGGTCATAGGACCGCCCGCCTTTGGTGCGCTCCTGGACATAGTAGGCATAGTGGCTCTCGAAGTCCGCGAAGTTGGTGTACCCCAAAGCATGATCCTCGAGCAGCTCAAATTGGCTATATGCCGCGAGAGGGCTATTGGACACAGCGGTGCCCGTGAGGATACGGCGGACCTTGCAGTACCGCTTGAGTGAGCGAGCCCGCTTTGTGCGCTTGGAGCCAGGTGACCGGAAGTCGTGCGACTCATCCACCACCAAAAGCACGCGGCCCTTATGCTTGCGCAGGAACCGGCCGATGATCTTGGCCGGCTTGTCGTGAATGATGGATTCAGAATTGACGGCGAGCACGGCCAGCGTGTCGCTGCGAGACGATAGGACCCGCTCAAGGGACGCAGCATGCTCCGGCTTGTGGGCCTCACTCGCTTGCCACGCATGGGCAACGTACTGGACGCCAGTCCAGATATGTTGGGGCAGCTGCCGGCGAATCCAGTTGACATGGACCCCGTTCGGAGCGATGACCAGCACGGCGTCAATGTCACCCTTCTGCTTGCGGTAGCAAGCGAGGTCCAGAGTGGCCTTGGTCTTGCCGGTACGCATTTGCCACAGCAGAGCGCGGGCGTCATCGTCTCGATGGCGATCCCACTCGTCCTGCTGATGCTTGAAGTTTGGCAGGCGGAAGGGGGCTTCAGTCATGGTACCCATCGTCTTCCCCTTCCACTGTGTACTCAGGACGCGGCGCAACCGTGGCCGACTCCGCCGACTCCGCCGCCTTCCTCAGACGAGCCAGCGTCCACTTATCGATCGCGCACCCGCACTTGTACTTGTTGCCTGCCGACCAAACCGCCCCATGGTGGGGACAAGTCTGCCCGGCCGTTTGTTGTCCAGCCATTAGGCTCTCCTTATTTCTTGTAGCGGTAGCCAGTCCAGCCTTCAGCCGACACCGGGCAACCTGCAGCCCAATCCGGTACGTGCGCCATCACGGTCTCGAAGTCCTTCACACTGCCCACGCCTTCATCACACTCGGCGATCAGTTCATCGTGAACAGACAGGATGACGTCATACATACCTTCCTCATGGCACCGCAGCATCGCATCAGCCATCAAGTCGCGAGCGACCGCCTGAGTGATGTTCTCGACAAGCATACCACCATAGGTGTCCTGACGACGCCACTTCTTGGTGTACGGGTCTACGCCCATATAGGTGAGGCAGTCACGCTCTTCACCCCACGGCGTCTTCTTCTTGAAGATGCGTGGCTCGCTGTACCCAAGCAGGCGACCGCTCGGCAGCTTGCAATGAAGGAAGCCGTCGAAGCTCCGCCAAAACACCTTGCCACAGCGGAACGTACGACCCGGGTGCCGGACCGCAGCAATAGCGGCAGCTTCTTGGTCCCACCACATCTTCTTGATGCGCCAGAACTTCTCGCGGTAGGTATCGACAATCTGCTGGGCAAAATCCAGCTCGATGAATATGCCCCACTTCTCTGCAAGAGTCGCCTGGAACTTCTTGGCCCCCATCTGATAGCCCAGCCCCAGGACGGCTTGCTTGCCCATCTGACGCTCGTCAGCCTGCTTCACCTTGTCAGTGATTGGCCTACCGTAAATCTCGGTAGCCATCGCCATGTAGATACACTCGTTGCGGCGGAAGATGTTGAGGGCATCCTCGTCTCCGGCGAGCCAGAGCACCACACGAGCCTCAATGGCTGCGTAGTCCGCCACCATCAGCTTCCGCCCAGGCGTCGGAACAATCATCCCACGCAGAGCGTGCGACAGGAGCGTCATGACGTCCCCGTACATCATCTCCATGAAGGCGACGTCTTTGGTCTTGATGACCTCCCACGCGAAGTCCATGTCCTTGATGGAGCCACGAGGGAAGTTGTGCGGCTGGACCCCTGAGCCTGACCACCGGCCTGTGCCTGCGCCGTGATAGAGGAGTCCGCCATGCACCCGCCAGGCGCCCGGTGAGGCCCAATTCTCGGCAGCAACGAACTTGGCAGTGCTCGATCTACCGAGAGCTCTGACGAGCTCCAGACCGCGCCGTACGTCTGCTTCAAGGTCTTCGCGCTTAAGCCAACCGTCCAGAGTCGAGCCCTGAGTATCTTCCAGCGGAAGGCCCATCTCATTGAACCACTGAATCATGCGAGCCCGCTGCGTCGCTTTCTCGACCCTGCCGCCTGTCAGCTCTACCAGCTCCTTGTTCAGGTCCAAGAAGATGCCATTGACGACCTCCAACGCAGCCTCGATGCCTTCACGATCGAGCTGGAACCCGCGTTGATTGATGGCTTGATCCATCAGGTACATCTCGGTCTCTTTGGCGGACAGGTCACGCAGGCGATGAGAGACGGCTTCCTCGGCGAGTACGTCCTTGCGGCAGTAGGCACAGAGGCGTTCGATCATCTCCACAGACTCGTGCCAATAAAAAGGCAGGGAGAAGTCACGCTCCCCGCCATCCCATGACACGCTGGCCTTCCAGCCCGTATCGGTCGCCACAGTCGTGACGACGCATTGCTTGATTGCTGGCACACCGTCTTGCTGCGCCACGAAGGACTTCACCTCTGCCACACGGGGCTTGCGAGGCTTGGCCATCTTCTTCATGACCTTGGCGCCCTCGACGTCTTTCTTTGTGCGGAGGTCCAGGGCTAGAGTGCAGCCATCCAAGGAACGCGGCAATGAGTGAGCCGCTGCTTTGGCTGCAGAGCATCTCCATTGCCGGTGGCCGACTTCGGGCCAGCCAAGCTTTGGCACGCAAATGTTGGTCCAGATACCGCGCTCAAACCAGCAGTTATGCGCTTCAACCAGTTTGCCCTCAGCGATCCATGCAAAGAGCTCTTCCAGTTCAGGGCAGTCTGCCTCTTTTACTCCTAGATGCGGGAAAGCTGGATGCCACAAAGCTGTGCGATCCTTCTCCCAATGTGGAAGTCGAAAAGCCAAGCACATGACCTGCGTCGTAGGGTCAAGTGAATAACGCCACGATCCGCAGTCCTTAATAGAACACGCAGACCGAGTCTCGAAGTCTATTGTAGCTTTCAGCGGGTTTTCGTACGTTATGTCCCTGCTGGCGCGAGCGGCATACTGCTCTGCTATAACTGCATCACTCATTTGTTAGCCTCTACTATGGCGCGAGCGACTTGCAGGACATGTTCATCCATGTAGTCGCATCGCATGTGATTGAAAAGCCAGCAAGTTACCCGGACATTGCCTTCAACATACCCAAGTTTGCGGTCCAGACGATCTAATGACGGCGCCCACGGATTTTTCAGCGAGTCACAATCATTTTCACGCGTCATCGTGAGAAGTATGCCAGTCACTGAACAGCGACCAGGCTGTAGCAAGCTTTCCACATATTCCTCAGTCAATTCGCACGGCAAACCACGCTGCTTGGCTCGTTGCCGAGCTTGACCAAGTAGGGCCCTGGCTGGATAAGCTTCCGCCCATTTACGTGAAGCTTCGCTATGCGCTTGACGGTTATCTCGACCCCATTGGGTGTTTGACTTACGCAGCTCTTCGCGCCATGATGACCCAAACCGCCGGAATAGTGAGCGATAGCTAGCCAGCGTGGCTTGACGCGGAGTATAGCCCAGCTGCACGGTTAGTTGCTCTGCCAACTCTGCCAGGTCGTCTACTCCGCTTTCAAATAGCGGCGCCACTAAATCCAATACATTCTTTGGCATTGGCGATTCTCCAATTCGTATACTCAAAAAGTATTATGGCCATAATGCTTTTTGAGATATGCCGTTGAGTCACCATGACGACTCCTCGTCAATGATGGCACGCATGTAGTGCTCCACGATTGGATCGGAGTCGGTCTCGAACCCCTTAGCAACCTGGCGGGCTGCCTTCTCAAGCCTGCCAATATCTATCGCTCCAATGCGAGCTTCTCGCACTAGGGCGTTCTTGGTCGTGTACAAGGGAGCCAGCACGGTCAGCTTGACCTTCTCCAGCTCAGTCCAGCGTCGGCCGATCGATCGCACGACGTCGGACAGACGGACGTACTTCCTGCCAGGTACAAGGCCATTAGGGCCATTGAGCGGATTGCCAGCGAAGTCGGCCACGGCTCTGAGGTCGCGAAGGGGCCATAAGTCCTGCGCGCACAGAGGGCAGGGCAGAGTGACCCCGTGTTCTTTGCAATGGGTCATCTGAGTATCTCCGCGGCCCACGCCCGCATAGTGCTCATGAATATCTGCCAAGTGACCTCGTTTCGTGGAACGGAGTCATGGACCAAGGCCCAGATTGGCAGCATGATCGGTTCTGCAGGCCGGCGAGTTCGCACGATGCGGTAGACGTATTCGTCTCTCAGCGTATGAGGGCCCAGGCGAACCCACTCGCCTGGGAATCGGCCTCCTTCCGGCCTGAAAGCTTGCCCATCCAGCGGGCCGCCAACGATGAGGTAGATTCTCTGCATCCTCCTCACTCCGGCCGCAGCTCGTGTGGCAGGTACCACACGTCGGACGAAGCGCCATCACGACGAACCCAGACACGGCCGTCAGGGGCGTGGTACTGGACCTCGCCTTTGGCTCCTTTGTGGAAGCCGGCATGGGGTTGCACGACGATACGGGCCCCGCGCTCGAAGTGGACCGGATTGTCCGGGTCCATCTGCGTAGGGATCGGCTCGACAAGCAGGCGACCGCCAGCCCGCACGACGCGGAAAGGCTGATGCTCGGGGAGGGTCAGCAGCTTCGAGCGTAGACCACCCGTCAGGATGATCCACAGGATAGTCTTTAGAACACCCATACGTCCTCCATAGCGCGCTTGACCGCGTTTTCAATAGTTGCCTTAGCTTCGCCACGCCCGAGACGCCTGGAGGCTTCCAGGAGGCCCTCTATGGCACGGAATTCAGTGAAGCTCTTGAGCTCCACTTCAACAACGTGACCGCCGACTCGGAAAGTAGCCGACCCGGCCTCCACAGCGGAGTCGGTACTTCCCCGCCAACTGCTACCCTCTTGCTTGCTCATGAGTTCTCCTAATGGTTGCTTGTTTCACATCGAACACCAGCTCGTCGTGAATCTTGTGGACCCGGACTTCACCGCCGGGCCGGCTTCCCACAGAGCCTTGCGCAACGCCTCACCGAGGTGGGCATCCATCAAGGTCTGCAGGTCTGAGATGGCTTTTGCCACGTCTCCAGTATTTGCACACATGGCATCAGGCTCCCGCGTGGCCGATTGAGAGCTGATGCTCTTCAACCGGAGTGTGGAGGGAGAAGTCTTCGGCTGCCTCGATGCCTGCGTTGAAGGCAGCGGCGTTGACGGGCTTCTGCTTGACAGCCTTGCCAGGCACCAGCTCGCCATACTTCTTGGCGATCCAGCGATTGACTGCAGCAGTCTCTTCATCTGAAGGGACGATGGCCTCGATCTTCTCACGGACGCCGACAAGCCAACCAAGATGGAAGGCTTGACGCTTGCCGCCGTCACCCTTAAGCCAAGGCCGCTGGATCAGGAAGTTGTCCCACGAGCCCTGCATGGCTCGCCACACGACTCGATGGGAGTACTCGGCCAGCAGTACGCGGTCTTGCGGGCCAACATAGCGGACGTTGAGCCGATTGGCTGAGCCTGGGTTCCGCTCGTAGATGCACTGGATGCCGAAGGCCTCCATGATGATTGATGTCAGGAAGTTCATCGTCCGGCAGGCCCCAAAGCCCTCACGCGTTTTGACGACCGCATTGGCAAGCTCCAGGCCAAGCAGGTCGGCCTCGGTCATGCCCAATTCAGTCATGAGCTTCTGTGCTTGTCGAAGCGCTGCAGCTGCTTCGTGAGGCTCCGGCGAGGCCGATAGGGCCAAGCACTTCTTGAGTCGGGAGATGAGTTTCTCCCTACGATTTTCTTCCACGGTCATTCTCCTTCGTGTTTCAAGCCGAGTATGTCGGCTGCGAGCCATATTGCATCGCCCAATGCTTTCGCATGTGCGCCCTTGACCTCGCTTCGGTCATCGAGGTCGTACAGTGACCAGCCCGACTCCCCACGGAGGAACTGGTACCCGCTGTCTTCTATACGGGCCATCATCGCCCGGGTTGGTGTCACCGCCCGCCCCGCAGGAACCGCATGACCTTTTGGAACTTGGTCTTGGGGCTCCGACGGCGCTTGGCTTCATCGATCTTGGCCTGGAGCTCCGGGCGAGGGCGCAGCTTGTGCAAGGCTTCCTCACGCCAGCGCTCCTCTTCCGTCTTGTGATCCACCAGCTCGAGGTGGACATGTCTATCGTCAGTCCTAGCCATTTGGATGTGCTCCGTTGAGTGCATGGGATAGATCATGGCGTGGTCTTCCGCCCTGGGACGCCATTGAATGGGCAAAAAGAAGGGGAGCCGAAGCTCCCCTCCTTACCAGCATGCTCGAGGTTAGTCGAGGAAGCTGGCGTCGCTGCCGGCTTCACCCTCGCCGACGAAGTCGTCGACGGAATCGAAGTCGTCTTCCGCAGCCGTGCGGCCGGAGAAGCGGTCGCCATCGCCCAGCTTCTGCAGGTTCTGCAGGCCGAACGCAACGCCCTTGTTGCCAGCCTTGTCATAGCCGTAGGCCGTGACAGTGGCACGGCTGTAGCAGCCGCTGTAGTAGTCGTCCTCGCTGATGATGCGGCTCAGCGATTGGTCCACGATGCCCGGTTGCATCTTGCTGGTTGCGCTGGCGAAGGTCATGCCCTCGTAGCCTTCCAGCTCGGACTTCTCAGCGCCGTCGCGAAACGGATTGCGCAGGCCGATGAACCAGCCCTTGCCGTCCGGCTTCAGCTTGTCGCCGAACTTTTCCTTGGCGGCGTGCACTGCCAGCTTCTTCATCGCCTCGTACTGCGGCGTCTTGCGAGCCGCTTCGTCGAACAGCATGGTGACGCCGTACTTCGGATCACCAGTGCTGCCTTCCATCGGAGGCTGCGGTTTGAACGCCCAGACGAAGCTGGCGCGGAAGCGGGGAGAGGTGACCTTGCGGACGTCTTTCTTATCGGTTGCCATGGATGATACTCCTTATAGCGGGTTTACGAGATAGTCGAGATTGACATGGAGTCCACCCGCTGCAGCCGGGTCTGTGTGCCTCCCAAGGGAAGCGACTGCAGCGAGTAGAGTTGAATTATCTCAGGTTGATCCCTGAGAGCGAGCCGTCAAACAGCTCAGAATCTGCCAGCTCTGCAAGAACGTCGGCATGACAGGGTTTCGGCTTACACCAGCAGCCCAATGTCTTGCCGCGCAGCTCCGGCAATCTGGCCACCATATCAGGTCGCGACAACACCATCGCGCGGTACTTGGCAATCACCTCACGACGAGTGCCGTCAACTCCAATATGGAAAGGGTTGCCCCAGAAAGACGTCCTATCGACCATCAAGTCGTAGGACGCCCCACTGCGGCGGTTGATGACCTTGGTAGTCACTCGCCGTCAGGCTTGTCAGCCCGAGTCTGCGCGGCTTGGTCGGTGTAGACGCCCTCGGGATAGCGCTTGCCAAGCTTGCCCTGGTTGGCGCCCAGGACGTCGGGACGACGCACGCCGATCATCTCACGCAGCTGCTCCATCATGAGCTCGATGCGCATGAGCTCATAGCGCAAGGCGCGCTCGACGTTCTCATCCATGGGCTTGTTGTAGACCCAGCCCTTCTTGGCCAGGTCGAGTAAGCGCGCCGACGTGGATGACAAGGCGATGGTCACCGTGCCCAGCACCTGGTGCATGCAAGGGTCAGAACCGGCCACCTCGAGGCTATCAGCGAGAGGGGTACGACGGCCGCCGAGGACCTGGTACCCTGCCTCGACGTAGAACTCGATGTCGCCCAGCTCTTCGACGATGTTCTCGATGGACGAGGCGACAAGCAGCTCGCCGCACTCACCCGAGATGCCGATGGCGGCGTGCAGGAAGGAGGCCTCTTTGCTGCCCATCGGCTTGAAGAGGTTGCGGACCATCTGGTCATAAGGCACGGTGCGAAGCACACGCGCCGGGATGCGTTGTTCAGTCATTGGGAAAGAGCTCCGGTTGGTTGGGGTTGGTGGCGTGAGCGGCCTCGAGGACCTCTTCGTCGGTGAAGCGCCCGGTCTCCAGGTTACGGAGGCCGATACGGTAGTGCCAGGACTCGGCGACTTCCAGGTTGTCACGCATGCCTGCGGCTTTCTCGGGATCGATCTTGCCCAGCTCGACAGCGCGGTCCATCGTGCGACGCCACGCCTCGAGCACCTGGGCATCGGTGCGAGTCACCCACACATGGGAGACCGAATGCTCACGCGGCAGGTCGAAGAACGGGCCCTGCTGGCGCGGAATGTCGTGCTGGTACTTTTTCGACCCGATGTTGATGACGAACGGCGTGACGCCATCGCGTGAGTTCCACACCAGGATAGAGCCCTCGCCGTCGACCTCTTTGTAGGTCATCAGCATAAAGGCTTCCGCGTGGCCGAACCGGTGGCCGTCGATGCGCACATTGCGGGTGGCATTCTGGACCACCTTAATCATGGCGCGCAGGTGGACGACTTCGCGGGCCAGCTGCTTCTTGGACTGTGCTGCAAGGCCCTTGACCAGGTGGTTGTCTTGCTCCAGCATGTCCTGCATGGCTTGGCGCAGTTCTTCGGCTGCCGAAGAAGGCTGTGCATCGCCAGCCAGCTTGGACTGCAGGTCACTCATCTTGGGTTGTTCCATTGTTTGCTCCTTGATCGGTTGGTTGGACTGCGCCGTTAGACTTCGTCGGGCTCGGAATCGGCGTCGGAGTGGGTATTGATGCGAACAGCGTCGGCCAGCAACAGGCGGTAGATGGGCGCAGCTCCGCCCGGCAGCGCGGCACCGAGCACCTCAGGGTTGTGGCGCACATGCGTGGCCAGGGCCTCGAGGACCTGAGCAACCTCTTCACCCATCGTGGTGGGGTTGAACCCGTCAAACGGTGGTACGCGTTCCAGGAAAGCGAGCCCCTGGTCGATCAGCGCATAGGCACCGTCACCAGACAGACTACAAGCCTTCACGTTGGTCGCATTCTGGATGCCGTACATGGCCTGCTCGTGAATCTTGCCGATGACGGACAGCTTGTTGCGGTTCTTGACTTGCTTGCGGTTGGCACCGGTGATGCTGACATTCTGGCGCCGGGAATCGATACTGGACTTTGCCATAACATTCTCCTATACAGGTTAAAAGAAAGGGTGGGAGCACTCATCATGCTCCCACCCAAGTTGCAGCGATACCCCTATTCGTAGGAGGCCTCGCCATCGACGGCATCGAAGTCGGCTTCTGCCGCTGCGCTCGGATCGACCGCCTCGCGGGGGTCAGACAGAGGCGCGACGGTGATGCCTCCCTCGGGCTTGAAGGTGTACTGCGCCACCAGCGCCTTGATGTGCGCCGCCGGAGCCTTTACCTTCTCAGCCTTGAGCTTCGCCATCAGTTCGGGCGGACGAACCGCCTCCACCTTGGACGGGCTCTTCGGCTTCGGCTCCTCGTACAGCATCTCCCGTGGGATGCCCGCCTCGACCAGCTTGTCGAAGACCACAATGGGCTTCTCCTCGCCGTCGACCTCCTCGGTCAAGTCGGTGCGGAAGGCGCGGTTCGCCTTCTTGCGGACCAGCTTGCCATAGCAGGCCTCGCCGCCAGGGGTTTCACGCAGGCGACGGAGCGCCTCGGTTTCGGTTGCCTTGATGAAGCTGTCGAGCATGGGGATAGCCCGCATGCGCAGCTCCAGGTCGGCATCACTGTCTTCAGGTCCTGTCAGGGTCACGGTTGGCTCCTCGAATCCGTCCCCGAAGTCGACGCCTGCCAGACGGAAGGCTTCCTCCCGCAGCTGGGGACATACCGCCGCGGCCTTGCAGAACTTGCACCAGTCACCAGCCGCCAGCGGGGCATCAGGCGCCTCGGTTGCAACCGCTGCCACACGCAGGCGTTCCTCGAACTCCCGCAGGTAGGCCTTGGAGGTGGACCAGCGCCGGACCTTGCCGTCTGCATGGCGAGCCCGGGGTTGCACGATGATGAGGTCCAACGTGTCGAAAGCCCAGTCCAGCTCCTTGGCACAGCCGAGGGCATAGTAGAGCTCCTGCTCGTTGTCTTCCACCTCAACGACAACGCCCTGGCCGTGCTTGTAGTCGAACACGCTCACATGGTCAAACAGCAGGACCACAGAAGCGTCATTCGTCCCGAACATCGGACCGTGCGAAGGACTGCCGTCGGCGTGCACCAGGTCGCCGAAGTCATCACGGCGGATGCCCGACGGCGAGATGTAGAAGTCACCTGCCTCGAGCGCCTTGGCCTCCTCGGCCTCGTCGTAGTCATAGCCTACAAGCCATGACAGGTTGAAGCGCTTCTCGACCTGCAGCTCAGCATGCTCGCCCAGCCGTACCATCTCTTCACGGACGGCATCCAGGTAGACCTGGACAGCATCCGCCATGTCGGCATCGATCGGGAAGTCCTCATGACCCTGAGGAGGCAAGCCATCCTCTGTCGCATGGACCGGAACGATGACAGTCTTGTCACCATCATCTTCGCCCATGTAGGGCTGCTTCGGCCGATAGACTTCGGCCTGTTCGCGGGGATCGAGCCGGACTCGACCGCCTAGCCATTCCCAAGCCTCCGAGCCATCCAGCAGGCACGCTTCACCCAAAGCATGGGCAGCAGTACCGAGCCGGGCGGCGTCGGAGGAGTTATTGGGACGGCCGTGCTCCATGTTGATGGAGCCCGGGCAGTTCATCCAGCGCTTTGCCCCCGACGCGTTACGTACTGCGTGGGCGCTAGGCATGGTCAGCCTCCTACCAGTTGAATGGTCGGATACTCGATGGTCACGCCGCGGAGGTTGTCCACCTCAAATACGCTCTCAGAGCGCACGCCACGACCGTCGGGGTACGACATGAACGAGACCGACTCATCGCCATGCTTGAAGCCGGCGACCACCTTGTCTGCTTCCTCGCGGGTCGTCAGGAAGGCGGTCGGTTGCGGAAGGCCCTTGAACCAGAACACAATCTGCGCTGCGTCTTTGGGCATCTTCATATTGGGTTGATCGCTCATCTCGTTCAGCCCCCGCACTTCGCGACCAGCTCAGCCAGCTTGTCGTCGCCTTGCTCGGCCAGGGCTGTGATGGACCCGGCGCCAAGGCTGGTCAGCAGTTCCATTGCAGCGTCGTTGCCCTCGATCGCGGCATAGGCCTTGAGAGCCTTGCGAGCGTCGTCGGCCGTGACCTTCTTCTTGGTGTCTGCCGGCTTCTCTTCTTCCTTCTTGGCGTCAGCATCCGCTTTGGCCTTGGCATCGGCGTCAGCCTTCTCCTTGGCAGCCTTCGCGTCGGCTTCCTTCTTCGCCTTGGCATCGGCGTCAGCCTTCTCTTTCTTCGCCTTGGCATCGGCGTCAGCCTTGGCCTTCTTGTCAGCTTCGTCCGACTTGGCATTGTCCGCCGGCTGGGCGTGAACCACGTTGCCGACGGCCTTCAGGTCCGTACCCTCGGGCAGGACAAAGTTGGTGACGTGCACGCCGTTTTCGTTGAGGGCTTCGATACCCTCGGCGATGCGCTCCAGCAGGGACAGGCTCTGCTTCATGTACTCGTTGACGTCCATCTTGCTCTCCTTCGTTGAGCGGTTTAGGGATGTTCATCGTAACACCGAGGCCATGCACTGCGGACCCACGTTCACGGGACAATGGTCTAGGGCATCTGAGCCTTATAAGGCCTAGATGGGTCAACCGACGGTTTCGCATTGCATTACGTCCGGGTAAGATGACAGTCCCGGCCCACCCAAGGCCCAACCGATCACATACTGAGAAGGAGCACGCCCATGGCACTCAGCCAACAGATGTCGCTGCGACTCTCCGATGCCCACCGCGACCTCATTCGCGGCAAGCTGGAGTCGCTACGGCGAGAAAGTCCCGACCCTGAGAAGGTCACAGAAGCCGACGCAGTTCGCGCTCTAATTGAAGAGGCAGGCCGTCAGCCCGTGTCCCTCCAGGAAGCGGGGGTGCGCGAGTGAGTACCGACAAGAAGAAGAAAAACCTGCGCCCACGTGTGGCGGACATGCGCGCGTACATTAAAGCAGGCCTGCAGCTGATCCCGCTCCATACATGGAATGCGGTCGACAGCAAAGGCCGTGACCGTGGCAAGACGCCGAGGGACGGCGCATGGCAAGCCCGTGAATACGACTCTGATGGAATCATTCAACTCGCTGATAGGGATGGCATCAATGCAGGCATCCGTCTTCCCGCATCCATTATGGTGCTGGACGTCGACCCGCGCAACTTCCCCGAAGGCCGCGACTCCCTGGCCGAACTTGTCGCCGACGTGGGGCTGGACCTGTCCTCTGCGCCTCATACCATTACAGGCTCAGGCGGGCATCACTACTGGTTCACCAAGCCGGCTGATGTATCGTTGCTCGATACCCTGGAAGCCTATCCGGGAGTAGAGTTCAAGTCGCAAGGCCGCCAAGTCGTATCCGCCGGCTCGGTCCACCCGAACGGTCGGCACTATGAATGGGACGACCTAGCTCCCACTCTGGACGACATGCCCGAGATGCCGGACACGCTCCTGCGTCTCTGCCGTCGTCCAACCCGGGCGCACGGTGATGCTGCGGGCCTCGGCGAGCTCACACCAGAGATGCTCGCCGCTACCTTGGAGCAGCTCGACGCCGAAGACTTCCAAGATCATGACACGTGGCGCGACCTGATGATGGCGTGCCACCATGCTACGAATGGTGAAGGCCGTCAGGAGTTCATCGAGTGGTCCACGCAAGATGCGAAGTACCAAGATGACGCATGGATTATCGGCCGTCGCTGGGATTCGCTGCATGCCACCTCGGGCAAGGGCGGTCGTCCTGTCACGGTCAAGTTCCTCCACAAGGTTGTGCAGGAAGCGGGCGGCGAGGTTGTCCGCTCCGACCCTGAGGACGACTTCGACGTCTGGGAGGACCCCTCCGAGCACGGCCACGGTGTCGACGACGCTACCCTTCGTGCGGAGCCCAAGGCTGAAGGCATTGCCGCCGTCATGGAGGAGATGAATGAAGCCCACTGCGTTGTGATGGAGGGCGGCAAGTTTCGCATCTTCACTGAGGAGATGGACCCGGTTCTGAACCGCCCCTTCTTTCAACGCAGCACGAAGGAAGACTTCGAGAACCTCTACTGCAACCAATTGGTGGAGGTTCATGACAAGCTGGTGACTCGGTCGTCCTACTGGATTCGCAACCCGCATCGTCGCCAATACAAGGGCATCATCTTCGACCCGGAGCGCGGGCATGAAGGCTGGTTGAACCTGTGGCGCGGCTGGGCCGTGCAGCCCAACAAGCGTGACTGGTCTCTGCTCAAGGAGCTCATCCGCGACGTCCTCGTGGATGGCGTGCAGGAGCATTATGAGTACGTGCTTGACTGGCTCGCCTACATGGTCCAACACCCTTCGCGTGCTGCTGAGGTCGCGATGTGCTTCAAGGGTGAGAAGGGTACCGGCAAGGGAACGCTAGGCCGCGCAGCTGCAATGCTGGCTGGGTCGCACGGCCTCCACATCAGCTCGCCGGAGCACCTCGTTGGCCGCTTCAATTCCCACCTGCAGAACTGCATCTGCCTGTTCGCTGATGAAGCCTTCTGGGCCGGTGACAAGGCGGGCGAGGCGAAGCTCAAGCAGTTGGTGACCGAGCCGACGATCGCGTACGAAGGCAAGGGGCGTGATGCTGTGATGGGCAAGAACCATGTCCACATCATCATGGCTGCCAACGGTGACTGGGTCGTGCCTGCAGGCCTGGACGGTGAACGCCGCTTTGCGGTCTTCGCGGTAAATAGCAAGAGGCGCGGCGACAAGGCCTTCTTCAAGGCGCTGAACGATCAGCTCTACGAAGAGGGTGGCATCGAGGGTATGTTGTTTGACCTGCTGAGCCGGGACATCAAGGGATGGGCACCTCGCGATGAGGTACCTGCTACCAAGGCACTCGTCGACCAGAAGGTCTTGACGATGGACGACGTGGAGCGCTGGTGGTACAACAAGTTGCTCGACGGCATGTTGCCCAACGCGCGTGGCGACTGGCATGAGACGGGCGTCGTGGTGGTTAAGGAACACCTGCGGGCGGATTATCTGGAGTTCGCCAAGGAGCAGCGGGTCTACCGTCCTGCTGATCCTGTGGCATTCGGGATGCGCCTCAATAAGCTGCTCAATGGCGAGATGGCCAACACTCAGGTCAAGCCTGACGATACGGACTACATGGTCAAGGTCGATCGTATGGGCCGCGCGTCTGCGTCGAAGATTCCTGCCCTGAGTCACTGTCGCGGTCTGCTCGAGGCTCGGTTCGGCAGCAAGGTTGACTGGCCACGCGATGCCCTTGATTGACGTCGAGGTCGGCCACGGTCTCTGATTATGAGGGAGCATGCTTCGCGGCTGCTCCCTCATTTGTTTGTGGCGGCGACGATCTAAGCTATCTAGATCCCTTATAAGGCCAGGCTCGTACTGCTTTTGCTATGTAAATCAAGGACTTAGAGCCAATCTGAGCAATCTGGACCTTGAGCTCGATGTTGTACCAGGAAAATAATATACCCTTTTCTCAGTGGTGATTTTCCGGCACGGCTACTCGGCTTAGACAGCTTAGATGCCTTAGATTGCATCATAAGTTATTGTTTTTATTAGTTATTTTAATCTAGACCTTAAATAATAAAGGTTTAGATAAATCTAATCCTATAAAAACAACTTTCCAGTAAAAATAGCAATCTAGGCCTTTTGATGGATTCGGTCGTGACGCTCGCCATGGGCTGTTCTGAGGGCTGCCGATTGGGAGTTTCCCCTCGTACGGAGCATCCGTGGTCGATTCCGGTGGCCGCGCGAGGGCCCAGTTGGGTGAGGCCCTTTGCGTAGAAAAATCCGATTGAGTCTTCCAGCTAGGTGGCTTCATCTGCGTCGAAAAATCCGGCGAAACAAGGGCGGTGAGTTTCGCGCACGAAGGAACAAGGGGAGACCTCCGCCATCGCTGCTGGCTTACGCTCCCGACCTGGAGTGCTACCATCACACCATGTAAGCCATTAAACTGAAAGGAGGACGTGATGTCCGCCAAGAACATGACAGATGAGCAGCGGGACTTCTTGCATGAGCGGGGTCCTGTGTCTGAGCTCGAACTGGTGGAGTGGGAACTCGACGACCTCTCCGCTTCTGAACGCCTGAGCATCGAACGCCGTCGCCTCTTCCTGCGTACCTTCGCCAATCGTGGCATCGTCCTTGAGGGCTGCCGTGCTGCGGGCGTATCGCGTTCCACGGTCGACAAGTGGCGGGAGCAGTCCGAGTGGTTTGAGGAGCTCTACTCGATTGCGATCGAGGAGGCTGCTGACCGTATCGAGGCAGAGGCCATGCGGCGTGCCGTGGATGGCTACGACGAGCCTGTCATCTACCAAGGCATGCCGACCACAGTCGTGGACCCTGAGACGGGCGAGCAGCGCCAGTTGACTGTGCGCAAGTACAGCGACACGCTGATGGCTCTGGTCCTCAAGGGTGCCCGTCCTGAGAAGTACCGCGAGAACCACAAGGTGGAAGTCGAAGGCGGTGCTGGCGGCGTTCTCATCGTGCCCGGCGTGATCGATCCGAAGGCCTGGGCTGATGCTGCCCGCGAGCAGCAAGCCAAGTACGCGGGCAATGAGGGCGAGGATAAAGCCTGACCCATGGCAGTATGTTAAATGAGCGCGCCCGGTCGGGCGCGTTTCCACATCTAACCTAAAGGATCAACCGATGATTGAGAGCAGACCCACGGCAGAAGCAGAACACCACCCAGACCCTATTGACCGGGCAAGCGCAGAGACTGCCATACACGTCCAGGACGCGATCGACGCCCAAAGACTGCGCAATGACCAGGCCAAGGCCCGATGGGCTCCCAGGGAGGACGGTAGCTGCGCCTGCGGGTGTGGTGAAGACGTAGACCCGCGCCGCTTGGCCCTCGGCTATGGGCTGACCATCGAATGCGCTACCAAGATGGAGCGCCGTTGAAGCATTGCGCGCTCTGCGGTGGGGACGGTCACACCGCCCCGCATTGCCCATGGGCGCGCCACGAACAGAAGGAGAACACACCATGCGCCAGCGTGCCATCAAACGAGCCCGAGAGCGGATTGCCCGCCGGTTGCGTGCCCGACACCAGGGCATCAGGCCTATCCCCGAGGCAGGCCTCTTCAACTTCCGCTGCCACGAGAACTGCGTGGAGTACCTGCGCACCCACCCAGACCGCGGGCTCAGGATAGCCGAGACCGTTTACCTTGATGGTGGCGAGCCCATCCTACACTACGTCGTGGTGGACGGCGACCGCTACCTCGAGGTGACCCTGGGCTGGCGCGCCGAGCAGCTGGAGTACTACCTCATCCGCGTGCTGGACGAGCGGGACCATACCCGCATCCACAGTGAGTTTGACCGCTCCCTGACGGACTGGCTCCACGACTTCACGTCCTGGTTCGACCGCGCCATCCTGCGCGTGGAGAGGGTGCTCTGATGGCCTACACCCCACCGCACTGGAAAAAGAAGAAGAAGGTCGCGCAGCCTGAGGTGAAGGTGTGGGCTGCGCAGGCCGGCTCGCAGGTGCTCTTCCTCTCAAGTCCGGTATTCGAGACCCTGTACGAGGGCACCCGCGGCCCAGGCAAGACTGACGCGCTGCTGGCTGACTTCTGCCAGCACGTGGGGCAAGGCTACGGCGCAGCGTGGCGGGGCATCCTGTTCCGCTCCACCTATAAGCAGCTCTCCGACGTCGTGGCGAAGTCCAAGGCCTGGTTCAAGCTGTGGTTCCCAGGCGCCAAGTTCAACGAGAGCGACTACGTCTGGACGTTCCCAAGCGGCGAGCAGCTCCTGCTGCGCTACATGTCCAAGCCGGCGGACTATGACAACTACCACGGCCACGCGTACCCGTGGATCGGCTGGGAGGAGCTCACCAACTGGGCCACCTCCGAGATGTACCTCAAGATGTTCTCCTGCTGCCGCTCAACGGTCGCGGGCATGCCTCGCAAGGTGCGCGCCACGACCAACCCGTACGGCCGCGGGCACAACTGGGTCAAGAACCGGTGGCAGCTGCCTGGCATGCGGGGCAAGATCATCAAGACGGCCGGCGAGCCCGACCGCGTGGCGATCCACGGGCACATCAGCGAGAACCGCATCCTGCTGGATGCCGACCCCGACTACATCCAGCGCATCCGCGCGTCGGCCTCGAACCCGGCGCAGGTCGCGGCCTGGCTCGATGGCAGCTGGGACATCACGTCGGGCGGCATGTTCGACGACCTCTGGCAGACGCAGGTCCACTGCGTGCCAGTCTTCCAAGTGCCACGCTCCTGGACGGTGGACAGGTCCTTCGACTGGGGCTCCTCGAAGCCCTTCTCAGTGGGCTGGTGGGCCGAGTCTGACGGCACGGAGCTCACCCTGCCGAGCGGTCGCAAGATCAGTACGGTCAAGGGCGACCTGTTCCGCATTGGCGAGTGGTACGGCTGCAAGAAGGGCGCTGAGAACGAGGGCCTGCGCATGCTCGCCTCCGACATCGCTGAGGGCATCAAGTTCCGCGAGATAGGCCTGGGCCTGGCGGGCCGCGTGAAGCCTGGTCCTGCTGACTCCTCCATCTTCGACGAGGAGAACGGCAACTGCATCGCCAAAGATATGGCTGGCAAGGGCGTCAAGTGGGAGAAGGCTGACAAGGGACCAGGGTCACGCAAGCAGGGCTGGGAGCAGACACGCAAGCGGCTCAAGGGTGCGCTCAACCTTGATGAGGAGGATCAGCCGATCGCCGGCCCTCGCGAGAAGCCTGGTCTGTTCGTGGTGGCAGAGCGCTGTCCCGCCTTTATCAGGACCTTTGTACCCATCCCGCGCGATGAGGCTGACCCTGATGACGTCGATTCGGACGTGGAGGACCACATCGCTGACGAGGCCCGCTATCGCGTCCGCTTCAAGCGCAAGGAGGTCCGGCAGGGCTCCTTCTAAACGATGGCATCCGTGGCCGAGGTCGCCCGCTATCATCACCATACCTTCCGACACGCTGAACGGTGAGACAGCGCTAGGCGAACTGGCTAGGGCCTCGGCCCCATACCTTTGCAGCAAGGTCTACCTCTCACCACGCCGGGCCTGACGGGCTAACCTGATGGCCCGGCACCATTTGACGCGGAGTAGGGCAGTTGGCAGCCCGCTGGGTTCATAACCCGGAGGTCGTGGGTTCGAGTCCCACCTCCGCAACCAATGCGAACCTGCAGGGCAACCCAGACGTGGGTCCTGCACGGGAGCATGTGTGGCGCCTGGCGGCCCGCTGACACCGCACTGTCCTTCAGAGCCCGCCCCGAGCGGGCTTTGTCGTATCTAGGCCTGGGCCTGGCGACAACGACGGTTGCGCTGCTCGGTCTCCTGCAGTACACTGCATTCGTGGTTGACGTTCATCTCCACACTCCTGTGATCGGTTGGTTGGGCTCTGGCGAACCCCTGAAGCTGCAAGGCTTCAGGGGTTTTCCTTTTTGTCGGCTTGCGTTACGCCCGAGACGTGTCAAGATCGTAGCTCTTTCTCTTCAACCACCAGGAGCCCCTGAATATGATAGATGCTGCGACCGGGATCGACATCGACCCCACCCGCGATGAGGCCATGAGTGCCTTCGCGGTAACGACCCTCAAGAAACAGTTCTGCTTGCCCGGCGAGACCGGTCAGCAGGCCTTGGCCCGGGCGGCAAAGGCGTTCAGCGGGGGCGACGATGCCCTGGCGCAGCGACTGTACAACTACTCCTCCAATCAATGGTTCATGTTCGCCACTCCGCTGCTGGCGAATGGCGGCACGACCCGCGGTCTGCCTATCAGCTGCTTCCTCAACCACGTCGATGACTCTGTGCGCGGCTTGGCTGAGAACTTCGTGGAGAACGCTTTCCTCTCGACTAATGGCGGCGGCATCGGCACCTACTGGGGTGACGTGCGCTCTGTTGGTGAAGTCACCAGCAAGGGCGTGGACACGCCGGGCGTCATGTCCTTCATGCACGTCCAGGACTCGCAGGCCATCGCCTACCACCAAGGCTCCACTCGTCGCGGTGCTCATGCGACCTACCTCGATGTGTCCCATCCCGAGATTGTCGAGTTCATCAACATGCGTTCGGCCACGGGTGGAGACGTTCACCGCAAGAACGAGAACCTCCATCACGGGGTCTGCATCAGTGATGCCTTCATGCAGGCTGTGCGCGATGACCAACCATGGGACCTGGTTGACCCTCACTCCGGCAACGTCCGCGAGACGGTCCAAGCCCGCGGCCTGTGGGTTCAGATGCTCCAGCAACGTGCTCGCCTCGGTGAACCCTACCTCTTCTTCGTGGACGCTGCCAACCGCAGCCTGCCGCAGCCTCTCAAGGATAAGGGCCTCCGCGTGCACCACTCGAACCTCTGCACTGAGATAACCCTCCCGACCGCTCCCGACCGCACCGCTGTCTGCTGCCTCTCCAGCATCAACGTGGCAAAGCTCGACGACTGGTGGCCGAATCGGACCCAGTTTATCGATGACCTGGTGACCATGCTGGACAATGCGCTCGAGGTGTTCTGCCAGCGCGCCCCTGACGAGATGTGGCGGGCTGTCAAGTCGGTCGTGTCGGAGCGCTCCATTGGTCTCGGCACCCTTGGCTTCCATACCTACTGCCAGCTGCAAGGCTGGGCACTTGGTTCCTCCCACGTTGCCGAGTTCAACGCTCAGCTCTACCATGCGATCCGCAGCGAGGCTCGTCTGGCGTCCATGCGTCTCGCGGTTGAGCGCGGTGAAGCTGAGGACATGAAGGGAACAGGCCTGCGTCATGCTCACCTGATCGCGATCGCTCCGAACGCCACCTCTTCGATCATCTGCGGCGGGGTCAGCCCGAGCACGGAGCCCCTGGTCAGCAATGCCTTCGTGCAGAAGACCATGGCAGGCTCTCATGAAGTGCGCAATCCGGCACTGCAGGTCAGGCTTGCAGAACTCGGCCGCGATGACCCGGAGGTCTGGCGCTCGATCGTGCTCGAACGCGGCTCTGTACAGCACCTGGACTTCCTTTCGGCGCACGATAAGGCTGTCTTCGAGACTGCTTCGGAGGTCGATCCGAACGTGATGCTCGAACTGGCTGCTGATCGCCAGCCGTTCATCTGCCAGGCGCAGAGCCTCAACCTCTTCCTGCCTGCCAACGTCTCGACCAAGACGCTCCATCAGACCCACTTCCGTGCATGGGAGCTCGGCCTGAAGTCCCTCTACTACCTCCGCTCCTCGTCTGTCAAGGCGACGTCGGTCGGTGTGATGCCTGACATCCTGCGTGAGCCTGCTCCCGTAGAGACGAAGGCGGACGACGCGGCCCCGTCTGGTGCAGTATGCACTCTTGGTGAAGGTTGCACGAGCTGCGAGGGGTAAACTATGGCGAGTATCTTTGACAAACGGGCGGCATATAAGCCGTTCTGGTATCCATGGGCCTATGAGGCCTTTGTAGCGAGTGAGCAAATGCACTGGCTCGCTCGTGAGGTGCCTCTGACGGAGGACATCAAGACCTGGAAGACTGTGCTGACAGCAGAGGAGAAGTCCCTGCTGACCCACATCTTCCGCTTCTTCACCCAGGCTGACGTCGATGTAGCCTCTGGGTACATCGAGCGCTACATGCCGACCTTCAAGCCGGTCGAGTTGCGCATGATGATGGCCTCGATTGCCGCCCGCGAGGGCGTGCACATCCAGGCCTACTCGATGCTGATCGACGAGCTGGGTATCCCTGAGGTGGAGTACTCCGCCTTCATGGGATACAGCGAGATGGTGGACAAGCATGAGTACCTGTTCCAGCAGCGCGAGGGGCTGGAAGGTCTGGCGCTTGACATCGCGGTCTTCTCGGCCTTCGGAGAGGGGCTGCAGCTCTTCTCCAGCTTCGTCATGCTGCTCAACTTCACCCGCTTTGGCAAGATGGTGGGTATGGGGCAGATCGTCAGCTGGTCCATCCGTGACGAGACCCATCACGTCGAGTGCATGGTGAGGGTGTATCACCAGCTGCTGGCCGAACACCCCCACATCCGGACCGCAGAGCACTCCGAGCGTATTCGTGAGGTGGCTCAGCGGATGGTGGAGCTCGAGTTCGCCTTCATCGACCTGGCGTATGACGGTGGCGGCAACTCAGGCATGACGGCCGAGGAGGTTAAGGGATATATCCGCTATGTGGCTGACCAGCGTCTCGGCCAGCTTGGCGAGCGGCCTCTCTTTGGCGTGGCCACCAACCCTCTGCCTTGGGTCGATGTGATCGTCTTCGGGAAGGAGCATACTAACTTCTTCGAGAATCGGGCGACGGACTACTCGAAGGGGGCCATCGAAGGTACATGGGACGACGCCTTCGATTGACCCAGCTGGGAATGATGGCATCCTGAAAGAAGGGGCGGCGATACACTGTGATCGTCGCCCCTTCTTTTATCTCCCGGCTTAGCGACACCGGGTAGGAGCTAATAATGATTCGATTACTTCTTTTTGCTGTTGGGCTGCTCTTGATAGGCTGCTCAACTACCTCAGGCACTGGCCCCAATGTCACCCGTAGTGGCTTCGACAATGCGCGGGTTGTAGCCATCGGCGGCCACGGTAATGCTTGCAAGGGCATGCTTTGCACCGGACTCGGCGCACAGTGGACGTCTAAGAGCCCAGCCGAGGCCATCCTCGTCGTCTACCTATTCAACGACATCAAGGGCATTACGGGCGCCAAGCTCAACATCGACGGGCAGACGCACGACCTCTCGATCATGCAGCCCTTGACCAACTTTAATGAGTTCGGGGCTGCAACAAAAGAATCGCGCAAGGGCTTCCTCGTGCCGCTAGACTTTGTCCGTAAGATCACCGCCTCTCAGCGGACGTGGCTGCGGGTGCAGACTACGAACGGCTACGTCGAGGATGCTGTAATCGACGGGCAGACTGATAGCAAGGCCTACCATGCTCTTAAGCGTTTCATATCAGCTGTTGACCAATAGGAGAACATCATGAACAACATCGACCCCTGGGTCACTCTCTCAATCGTGCTAATGGCCATACTGCTGGTCATCGTATTCCGCCAATGGCGTAGCCAGCACAGCTACTGCCGGGCTCCAGCTCGTGACGCATACCGTCGTGGTCTCGAGTACGCTCTCGTCGAGCTGCATGCTGCTGAGGATGACGAGGCATGCGTTGAGCGCCTGGTTGCCGAGGCGGAGAACGGCAAAGACATGGACCCGTCGCCCTTCGACGATGCCATCCTCGACGTCGTGCGGGAGCACACCAACCGGCGCGACCTGCAGGCCCGGGCGCTGATACGTGTTGTTGAGCGTCTGCAGGGCATGGAGCACATTGGAGAAGCCTCCTCGTCCGAGGTCGGCGTGGCCCTGGACGTCCTGCAAGAGCTGCTGGGCGGTTCGCCTGCCGAGCCTAGTGTCTTCATCACCGAATACCTCCACCTCGAAGGCGGCAAGGCTCGCCTGGTTCGTCGTCCTCTCCGTGACTGGCCCTCTTGGGCAGATGACCTGAACCCAATTCATACGCACGGGGTGCCAAGCCATGAATGATGAATCAATGTGGCGCGCAGTTCATAGGCTTGAAGCCACGGCTGACCGCATGTCTCAAGCAGCGGACCGCGCAGAAGAAGCGGCCCGTCGCATAGCCAACTTACTGGAAGACGGCTATGGCGGCAACGGGCTTCGGCTGATCGAGCTACTGGAAGCTGCAGCACAGGAGAATCCGTCATGACTGAGAGAGCCTTTCGCCCCATGCTCGCCGCAACCGTGGCCGACTCCGCCGCCGTTCGCTGGCCGCTGCTGGGCAGTCCTAAGCTGGATGGCATTCGTGCGATCATCCGTGACGGGGTTGTGGTGTCCCGCAACCTCAAGCCTATTCCCAACCGGCGGGTCCAAGCCATCTTTGGCAAGACCTTCTTGGAAGGACTGGATGGTGAGCTCTTGGTGGGCGATCCGCGTGACCCGCGTGCCTTCCTCGGCACGACGTCCGGCGTGATGAGTCGTGACGGTGAGCCCGATGTGTTCCTCCATGTCTTCGACTGTGTGCGCGAGCCCGGTAAGCCGTATCATGAGCGTCTCGGCATGGCCCGTGACATTGCCACCGGCTCGGGTCGCAGCGTGATGGTTGAGCAGACCATCATCACATCGCTTGACGAGCTGGATGAGTATGAGCGAGTCCAGCTAGAGCTAGGCTATGAGGGTGTCATGCTGCGTGACGCCTCCTCACCCTACAAGTTCGGTCGTGGCACGGCCTCTAAGCAGGACCTGATGAAACTCAAGCGGTTTGAGGATGCAGAGGCTCTGGTCATCGGGTTCGAGGAGCTCCTGCACAACTCCAACGAGGCCAGTATCGGGCTCCTGGGGCAGACCGAACGCGGCCACTCGAAAGACGGCATGGTGGGCATGAACACACTGGGCGCTCTGAAGGTCCGGGGAATCAATGGTCCTTTCGCCGGTGTGGAGTTCAACATTGGCACCGGCTTCGACGCTGCGACCAGGGCGTTGATTTGGGCGAGTCCGGGCCTGTGGCACGGCAAGACGGTCAAGTACAAGTTCTTCCCAATTGGGTCGAAAGATGCGCCTCGTTTCCCTGTCTTCTTAGGGGAACGCCACCCAGGCGACGCGTGATTGCTGGCTCCCGAATCGGCGGTTTACGAGGTACCATCGCGGTCATCTACGTACACCGCCGACCGAGGAGCCGCTCATGGCAGATACACCCAATAAGAAGCCGACAGTGGCGACCCCGTCGTCGGCTTACCTCCGCATGACGCCGCGCTGGCGCATGATCGACGTATTGCTTGCTGGCACGGAAGCAATGCGAGCTGCTGGGGATGAATTCCTCCCGCAGTATGACAATGAATCCAACAAGAACTACGAAGCCCGCAAGTCGCGTGCCACGCTGCTCAACATGACTGAGCAGACGCTGGACACCCTTGCAGGCAAGCCCTTTCGTGAAGCGGTTGTGCTTGGCGAAGACGTGCCCGCTCAGATTGTGGACTACGCCGAAGACATTGACATGCAGGGCAACAACCTGCAGGCCTTCTCGCGCTCCTGGTTCCGGGAAGCCTGGGCCAAAGGCTTCTCCCATGTCCTCGTGGAGCATCCTACACCTGAAGCCAAGACTGATGCTGAGGGTGACGATCGTCCCCGCACCCTGGCTGACGACCGTGCTGATGGCTTGCGCCCGTACTGGGTGCACGTCAAGCCTGAATGCCTCATTGCTGCCTACTCGGCGGTGGTGCTTGGCCAGGAGGTTCTCACGCACATCCGCATCCTTGAGAAGACTGTCGAGCGTGTCGGCTGGGAGGAAGTCGAGGTCGTCCGCGTCCGCGTGCTCGAACCCGGCATGTGGGAAGTCTGGGCACCCAATGAAAAAGGTGACGAGTGGCACATCGAATCCGAAGGCACCACCTCGCTGGACTACATTCCGCTGGTTACCTTCTATGCAGGCAAGCGCTCGGGTCTGATGGAGTGCAAGCCGCCCCTCACTGACCTGGCCTTCCTCAACGTTGCGCACTGGCAGTCTGCCAGCGATCAGCGCAACGTTCTCACTGTGTCCCGCTTCCCCATCCTGGCTGCGTCCGGTGTGGCGGCAGACCAGAAGGTCAACATCGGCCCCAACAACTTCCTCACCACTGAAGCCCCCGAAGGCAAGTGGTACTACGTCGAGCACACCGGCGCGGCCATCACCGCAGGTGCCAATGACCTCCAGTCTTTGGAGAATCAGATGGCCACCTACGGCGCGGAGTACATGCGTCAGCGTCCTGGCGACGAGACAGCTACCGGGCGCGCCCTGGACTCGGCTGAATCGTCGTCCTACCTGGCTGCGACTGTGAGGGACTTCCAGGACTGCCTCGAGCAGGCCATGCAGTTCACCGCCGACTGGCTCGGTCTTGAGGCTGGAGGTTCGGCCACGGTTAACACCGATGTGGACTTGACGGAAGCTGATTCCGCTGAGCTGGATGCTCTGCTGAAGATGCGTGCTCAGCGCGACCTGTCTCGCAAGGCCTTCCTGAAGGAGATGAAGTCCCGCCAAGTGCTGTCCGACGACTTCGACGAAGACGAAGACGCCGAGCAGCTGAAGGAAGAAGCTACGAGCTCGATGGGCGACATGTTTGGCAATGGCAATGGCACCCAGACGCCTCCTGCCGACCCGAACAACCCGCCTGCCGATCCCAACGCCCCACCGGTTGACCCAAACAACCCGCCTGCCAATCCCAACGCCCCACCGGTTGACCCGGCACTGAATCCTGGAGCTGACTGATGCCTACCGCGAACGAGGAGCTCCTCGACGCCACGGTCCGCCATCAGATCGCTGTCTTGCGGTTCTCTAACCGCATGGCAGCTGATGCAGTCAAGCTCCTGGAGGCTTCGGATCGTGAGCTTGTCGCGATGCTCCAGGAGAACCTCACCGAGTTCCAAGAAGCGCGCCTAAACGCGATGCTGATCGAGATTCGGAGGCTGCGGGCAGCAGCTATTGCTGCGGTCGATGCCGACGTGCGCCCTGACCTCAATGGGTTGTCTCAAGTCGAGGCCACTTGGGAGGTTAATGCCATGGCTGCGGCTGTGCCTGTCGAGATTGCCTTCAACACCGTAGCGCCTGCTACGCTGAGGGCTGTCGTGGCGTCGCCTATCAACGGCATTCCGTTGCAAGGCTGGTGGGATCGTCTGGCTGCTGCAGACTCTCAGCGCATCGAGCAACAGCTGCGTCTGGGCATCCTGCAGGGCGAGACCAACGACCAGATCGTGCGCCGCATCCGTGGGACCAAGGCCGCGAACTACTCTGACGGGGTTCTGGCTATCACCAAGCGTGACGCCGAGACTGTTGTGCGTACAGCGGCGAACCACGTCTCGACTGGCGCCCGCCAAGCGACCTGGGAGGCCAATGCTGACATCATCAGCGGAGTCCGTTGGGTAGCTACCTTGGACGGCCGCACCTCGGCTGTCTGCCGTTCTCGTGACGGTGAAGTCTACCCAATTGACAAAGGGCCTCGCCCGCCAGCGCATCCAAACTGCCGCTCCACGGTGGTCCCTATTCTGGCCGGTGAGGAGATTGTGGGTGATCGGCCCACAGTCCGTGACGGTCGTACCCGCCGCAAGCGTGAGCTGGACTTCACCCAGGAAGCTCGTGAAGAGGCAGGCGCGAAAGAGTGGTCCCGCATGTCGGCTGCCGATCGTCGGGCGCAAGTCAAGGCTCGGCGTGACGCCTGGGCTGCGGAGAACATCGGCTTGACCCCAAGCAATGTCACCTACCAGGACTGGATCAAGCGCCAGCCTGCGAAGTTCCAGGACGAGGTCCTGGGCCCTACGCGTGCCCGCTTGTTCCGTGACGGTGGCGTGTCACTCGACAAGTTTGTGGATGCTAGCGGGCGCCAGTACAACCTGGACCAGCTGCGTACTCGGCTTGACGACGATGCCCGCGAACTGCTAGACCGGCTTCGTGGGACGGACGACTGATCCGTGGCCGAAGTCGACCCGGTAAGCAAACAATGGTCCACAACATATAGGCGCCGGCGTTAAGGTGCCAATCTGAGATTATCCCGGGCGCGATGCCCAACAACCGCGCGTGATGCGCAGAAGGAGAGTGTGATGGAATTTGAATTTCTGAAGAACCCCACCGTGGACAGCATCGACAAGGTGCCTGAGCAATTCCGCGGGATGTACAGCGAAGGCGACGGCGGCTACGTCTTGGGTGAAACGTTCAAGGGTACTGCTGGTGCGATCGACGGCCTGAACAAGTCCCTCAAGGCTGCTCGCCGTGACGCTGATGAAGCCAAGCGCAACCGCCCTGACGTGTCAGGCTTCGCCGCTGTCGGCCAGCTGCTCGGCCTTGAAGGCGACGATGCTGTCTCGGCTGAGACACTCAAGCAGGCGGTCGAGCGTGTCATCGGTGAGTCGAAAGACGGCAAGGTCAACTGGGAGAAGATGAAGAAGGACCTGGAGCGTGGCTTCCAGACCCAGCTGCAGGGCAAGGACGGCGAACTCCAGAACATGGGCAAGACCCTCCAGAAGTACCTGGTCACCACGGCGGCTGTGCAAGCGATCGCCGGCCAGAAGGGTGTGCCTGAGCTGCTGCTCCCGCATATCCAGGCCAAGACCAAGGTCATCAAGGAAGGCGAGGAGTACGTCGTCCGTGTGATCGATGAGTCTGGCGATCCGCGTGGCAACGCCTCCGGCGGTTTCATGACGGTCGAGGACCTCGTGAAAGAGATGAAGGCCAGCCCCACCTTCGGCCGCGCTTTCGAGAGCGAAGCGCCGAGCGGTTCAGGTGTCAAGCCGGGCTCCACCACGGGCAAGCCCAACCCGCAGAAGCGCGACCTCTCGCCGACCGAGAAGATTGCAGCGGGCCTCGCCAAGCGCCGCTAAGCGCAAGGCAGCAAGAAAAGGGAGCTTCGGCTCCCTTTTCTTTTGCCCAATCACAGACGGCGGGACGTGGCAGGCTGCGGCTGGACCTCATGCACCGAGACAGCCTGCAGGACGAAGAACTTCTCGCCACGGCTCAGATCGGCGAGGCGCTTGGCCTCCTTCTCAGCATCGCGGCCCGAGCTCTGCACAGTGATTGCTGGCTTTTTGAGCTGAGGACGTCCGTGCGGTCCGCCCTTCATGCAGTCACCCGAGGCAACCATGTAGAAGCGCTGGTCATCGAGCATGCTGGTGTTGCGCGGGCCATTCCAAGACGTGCTGGCGCCATCACGGCCGGAAGCCGAGGACGAGCGGCCCAGCAGACCCTCTACAAGCACACGGCCTTCATCCGTGATGAAGTGTCCGCCCACACCGTCTTGAGCGAGAAGCCCTTCCACGGTGAGGAAGCAAAGGTCCGGGGCGGTGGTTCCGGTGCGAGTCTCAGCCTCGAGGCTTCCGCGGTACGCGCCGAGCAGCAGGATCAGTCGGTTGGCAGTCATTTTCATCTTGTTGGTTCCTTTCGTGTTGTTTGCGATCATGTGGGAGACGACGCGGAGCTCGACGTCGGCAAAGTCCATGGCAATGAGAGCGCCCTTGTCATACCCGAGATGCTCGAGGCGACAAGCGATGGCAGTCTCAGTCCGACCGTGGGCCTTGGCAATACGGCCGAGGTCCGTCGTGCGCTTAGCAGACTTGAGCAGGTCGGCGTCTTCCTTGCCCGTCCACGGCGCTCCACCGCGAGGCACTTGCTTGTTCGCGGAATTGCCCACCATAGTGCTCCATCCACGTTTCACCGCGATCTTGTGCGGCGGTTCACGGAAGCGGCTCGGCTTCGAGTTGAGCCCAACGTCCTCGGCAAAAGCGTCGAGGTAGTCGTCGGACGGAAAGAAGTCATCCATCGGTATTCTCCCATAGGTAGGTCGGTGAAGTAATCATGCACCCAGCTAGGTGCATCTGATGCCGTTGTTTAGAGGGTCATAGCCTCCATGCGAGTCTTGGCGTGGTCCCATGCAGCATTCCAAAGGTCGACCACGCGGTCGGGCATGCCATCTTCGTCCTCGGGCATTGGATCGATGCCGAGAGACTTCATCGCTGCGTCCATGGTCATGTTGGCGTCACAGAAGTCATGAGAATAGCAGACGCCTTGAATCGGTGTCTCCTTCTGCTTGCGAACCACTTCGGCGAAGTTCTCCTCGCCAATATCGGCCACGAGTTGGCAAAGGAAGGCATGCGCCACTAGGTCCTTGTTGAATGCAGCAGTGGGCTTGAAGGCTTGAGCAAACCCAAGAGCCGAGTCGAGCAGCTCCGTATATTGCGGGATGAGCTTACCTTCCACCACCTCATGGAGGTTGGAATAGGTTTCGGTCTCAGACAGTCGAAGCATGACACAGCAGTCCCCGATGGCCACAATGGCACCATCCTCGAGCTGCGTGACAATGGACTTCGCAAAGGCGGTCTTCTTGGCGGTCATGATGTGGCTCCTTAGTTGAGGAAGGCGAGAAGGTCAGCGAGGTCGGACTCAACCTTGCGAAGGTCACCCGAATAGCCCCAATTCTTGGGGTCGGTCTTGGCCTTCGCCTTGTGGGCTTCAATCTTGCCCTTCAGCTTGGCGAGCTGCAGTTCAACAGCTGCCACAGTGGCGTCGTAGTCAGCGGCTGCGGTGTTGGCGAAAGGGCGGTTCATGTTGAGCTCCAAGTCAGTGTTTCGTGTTGATGGGATGATTATGGCAGGGTTCTCCTAGCTTGGGAGCCCCTTCAAGCAATTATTTTCTATTTATTTTATCTATCCTTTAATCTAAGGTAATCTAAACCTTATATAGGTCTCTAAGTGACTGTAACTCTAAGCCGGATAAGGACTTCTAGGCCATCTAAGGCTTCTAGACCTCGGTTACGCCGTGGCTGACCTTGCCCTGAATCGGTGGCCGTGTGTTTTCCTGGTACAACACCGAGTCCAAGGCTCGTACGGTCCAAAATGGCTCTAAGTCCTTGGTGCGCATAGCTTTCTACGTACGGACCTGGCACTTTGAGGGACTCAGATAGCTCAGATACTGCTGTGCTGGTGCTGGTTTATGGGGTTACGAGCTGGTGCCGTCATGGCAAAGTTTCGAACCATAGCGTGCGAGCGCGGATGACCTCCGCGAACCGCGCTCGCTGACCCAGCAGAGGCGTGACGCCTGGCCCGGGGTCGAATCGTCGGGCGATCCGGCACCAAACCAAGCAAACCCTCAACCTCTGTTAGGAGAAACAACATGGCTTCCGTAACCCTCGCCGAGTCGGCGAAGCTGGCCCAGGACGAACTCGTCGCTGGTGTCATCGAAAACGTCATCACCGTCAACGAGATGTTCGAACTGCTGCCCTTCGACGGCATCGACGGCAACGCCCTCGCGTACAACCGCGAGAACGTGCTGGGCGATGTGCAAGTCGCTGGCGTGGGCTCGACCATCACTGCCAAGGCGGCTGCGACCTTCACGCAGGTCACCTCGACCCTCACCACGATCATCGGCGACGCCGAGGTCAACGGTCTGATTCAGGCCACTCGCTCCGGCGACGGCAACGACCAGAAGGCGGTGCAGATCGCCTCCAAGGCAAAGTCGGCCGGTCGCAAGTACCAGGACCAGATGATTAACGGTGACGCCACCGGCAACAACATGGCTGGCATGTTCGGCCTGGTTGCTGCGGGTCAGACCATCACCGCCAACAACGGCGCCGCGAACGGTGCAGCCCTGTCCTTCGAGGACCTGGATGCGCTGATCGACCTGGTGACCGACAAGGACGGTCAGGTGGACTACCTGATGATGCACAGCCGCACCCGCCGCAAGTACCTCGCGCTGCTCCGCAGCCTGGGTGGCACTTCGCCGGGCGATGTGTACACCATGGCGTCCGGTCGTCAGGTGCCGGCTTACCGCGGCATCCCGATCTTCCGCAATGACTGGATTCCGATCACGCAGACCCAGGGTTCCGCGTCGAATGCCACCTCGGTGTTCGCGGGTACCTTCGACGACGGCAGCCGTTCGCACGGTATCGCCGGTCTGACCGCTGAGAAGGCGGCCGGTATCAACATCAAGGAAGTCGGCGAGAAGGAAGATGCGGACGAGTCCATCACCCGCGTGGTGTGGTACTGCGGTCTGGCTCTGTTCAGCGAGAAGGGTCTCGCTGTGCTGAAGGGCGTCATCCCCGGCTAATCTTTAGCTGGGTCCACAGTCAGCCCGCCGGCATAATGCCGGCGGGCGTATATTGGAGGATTCCACATGGCCAACGCCTTGTACCTGGTCGCTCTCTCGCCTTCGCGAACCGGCCAAACCTTGCAGAACAAAGTCAACAACGTCATCGTCGTCGCAGACGATGTGGCAGCCAACGCGAATGCGCGTGCTGCTGCAGCTGCTGCAGCTGGTGGTTCTGCTGGCATTTGGTCTGACGCAACCGTGACGGCACTGACGACCGGCCTCGCCGCTCCGATCCTGCTGTCGAGTCCCAACTAAACCCCTGAAGACCTCACTGGGCAACTAGTGGGGTCTAATGGCTTACGAATCCATGTGAAGGAGAAAGCATCATGGCATCAGTCACCCAGAAGTTTGTTCTGATCGGCCCGCACGCCGGTCGGAGCATGGTTGTCAACGGGCACGAGTTCGTTGATGGCGAATTCATCTACTCCGGCTCTGAAGGCCAAGCCGCCACCCTGGCGCGTGTCTTGGAGTTCTACGGCGCGGTAACCGCCGAGAAGGCCGAGCTGGACCAGCTGCGCAGCGAGCGTACTGGCCCCATCCGCGCCGACCTGGACAAAGCTCTCTCCGAGCTGCCTGGCGACCAGACCGACCCTGAATATGTGGTCAAGGCCATGAGCGCCCACTTCGGTGAGCTCTTCACTGCTGAAGACGAGGTCAAGGTGCGTGAACTGGTCAAGGTTCAGGCGAGCCAGGATGCCACGGGCGATCAAGCCGGCACGCAAGGCAGCACCACGTCCACCGAGACGACCGGTACCGCCCAGAACACGCCGAACGGCGCTCCGGACGTGAAGCCGAGCCTTGCCGAGGCGATCGGCCTGCTCGACCCCGAGACCGATGCCCACTGGACGTCGAACAACCTGCCGAACCTCGAGCACCTCGGTGAGCTGGTTGGCAAGAAGGTTGCCCGCGACGAAGTCGACGCCGTGGCCGAAGGCTACACCCGCGCCAAAGCGCGCGCCGCAAAGCAGTAAGGAGGGAATAGCCATGGCCCGCTACACTAGCAGCGATATGACCAAGCCGCGTACGACGGCGGGCCAGGCTCCCGCCACGCCCCCGAAGGCCCCGGCTGGTCAGCAGACCGTCCGGGTTCCTCCGGGCGGTCAAGTAACCATCCGCAAGGCCACCAACGGCGTCATTGCCACGGTGACCGGGGCGGACTGGCGTGACCAGGGGCAAGTGCTCGCTGAGAACGCTTCAGACCTGAAGATTGAGTGAGGGCTAAGACATGGCCTTCACTCCTCAAGACAATGACGGAACAGTGGACGGGGCAAACGCCTACACTGATCCGGCAACGGCACGCGCCTACTGGCTCGACCGCGGGGTAGACCTTGCGGCTCGAACCGATGCCGAGCTCCAGGCTGCCATCGTCAATGCGACGACCTACCTGGATGGTCGGTACAAGTGGGTTGGCTACCAGATTCGTCGCCTGCAGGGCACTCAATGGCCTCGTGGCGGCGTGACATCGTTCCTGCGTGGTCTGCCTCCTGCCTTGGTCACTGCGACCTGCATGATGGCAAATCGCGCACTGACAGGCAAGCCTCTGATGCCGGACCCGACCTTCGACGCTTCTGGCGGCAAAGTCATCGAGTCCTTGAAAGAGGTTGGACCTATCAAGGTGCAGACCAAGTACAGTGAGTCGGTGGGAGCTTCTGCGTCGGCCTCCACTCCTGACTACCCGGAAGTCACCCTCACTCTGCAAGCTGCAGGCTTGATCGGGTCGAGCAACTCCGGCGAACTTGGGAGGGCCTAACAATGGCTACCTTCGACTACGCCGGCTTGAAGGGCACTGTGGACGCGCTCCTGGCCGAGTTCGGCCAGGATTGTGAGCTTCGCAGGGCCGGAGCACCTGTCACGGTTGACCCGGTCAACGGGACTGTGACAGGAGGAGCTCCGCAAGTCTTCGAGGTCATCGGCGTTGTCGTTGACTACGAGGAGAAACTGGTGGATGGTGAGACGATCATGCGAGGCGACCGTCAAGCTTACATCCAAGCGAATCAAGAGCCAAAGCAAGCAGACACGTTTGCCGAGGCCAACGGGGTTGTGTGGGCGATTGTCGACGTCAACCCTGTGAATCCTGCCGGGCTTGCAGTTGTGTACGCCCTGCAGTTGCGGAGGTAAGAGATGGCTGGTCGGTTTGAATCCCAGCTTCGCGGCTTCGGCATCAAGGCCCTTGAAAAGGTCGATAAGGTGCGTAGGGCCTCGGTGCTGGAACTGTTCAAGCTGGTCATTATGGCCACGCCGGTTGATACCGGTCGGCTTCGCGGTAACTGGCAGACGACCATCAACTCGCCTGCTGGGTCCGAGATTAGCCGAGATGACCCGAGCGGAGCAGCGGCCTTGGCGGAAGCCATGGCCAACCTGGGGAGCCTGGCAGATGTTGTCTGGTTTACCAACAACCTGCCCTATGCCGAGCGTATTGAGTACGAAGGCTGGAGCAGGCAAGCGCCCGAAGGCATGGTGCGACGGCATCTTGCTCAGTGGCAAAGAATTGTGAGTGCCAAGGCTGCGGCTTTGGGACGTTGATAGGAGCGAGGATATGGCTGTGAACCCGTACGCGGGACTGCGGAAGGCTTTGATGCAGGGAGTGGAAGACTCCCCGCTCGGCCTTCCGTACGCCGTTGAAAACGCTCCATTCGACAAGCCGACTGACCAGAGTCCATGGGCAGCGGCGTTCGTATTTATGAACCAGCCTTCAGTCGCCACGCTTGGTGACGAGGGTCAGGATGGCCATGACGGCTTCCTGCAGATCGACCTGAATTACCCGCTGATGACCGGCGAGGCGGCCGTGACGGCCAAGGCGGACGAGCTGACAGACTTCTTCAAAGCGGGCAAGCGACTTGCTCACTCGGGAGTCGAGCTCACGGTGGCTTCTTGCGGCCGCTCACGCGGGCGGGAAGTCGATGGGTGGTATCGCGTGAGCATGACTGTCACCTGGTTTGCCCGGGTGTCCCGCAACTGATCTTCACTTTAAGGAGCACACATCATGGCAAACGGCAGCCGCCATTCCATGCGTTACATCGCCGAGTCGACCTACGGGACGACGCCGGCTACTCCGGCTTTCAAGCCGATTCGTCACACCAGCACGACCCTGGGTCTGTCGAAGGAATCCCTGCAGTCCGAGGAGATTCGCGACGATCGCCAGATTGCTGACTTCCGCCATGGCGCCTACCAAGTTGGGGGCGACATGAACATCGAGCTGAGCTTTGCTAGCTTCGATGACCTGCTGGAAGCTGTGCTCCTGGGCACCTGGACCTCGACCAAGACCACTGGCGCGCAGAGCTTCTCAGCAACCGTGGGCACGGTGGTCCGCTCGGCTGGTTCCTTCCTGACTGATGGCTTCGCAGTCAACGATGTGGTCATCAACAGTGGCTTCACCAACGCTGGCAACAACGGGCGCTTCCGCATCTCGGCCTTGACGGCTACGGTGATGACGCTGACCGCGCTTGAAGGCCAGACCATGGTGGTGGAAGCCGCTGCGGCTGGTCGTCAGGTGAATAGCCTCCGCGCTATCCTCAAGGCTGGCACGGTTCGCCGCTCGTTCACGGTGGAACGCTTCTTCGGTGACATCCTCACCATCGACAAGCCGTACCATCGCTTCACTGGCGTCGAGTTCAACACCCTGGCCCTGGCGATCAGCGCCAACGCGATGATTACCGGCACCCTCGGTGTTCTCGGTCAGAACATGACCACGGACACGGCCATCGTGGCTGGCGCCACTTACGCTGCACCGACTACCACCTCGCCGCTCGACTCGTTCACCGGTACCCTCAACGAGGCCGGTACGCCGATTGCCGTTATCACGGAGATTCAGCTGAACGTGGAGAACGGCCTGGAGGCTCGCTTCGTGGTCGGATCGAAGGCGTCCATCCGGCCGTCGATCGGTCGCTCGAACTGCTCCGGTCAGATCACGGCGTACTTCGAGAACTCGCTCCTGCTGGACAAGTTCATCAACGAGACCGAGTCCAACATCGTGTTCGAGCTGCCGGACGGCGCTGGCAACAAGTACATCTTCACGCTGCCGCGCATCAAGTACAACGGCGGTCAGCCTGACGTTGAGGGCGAGGGTCCCATTACCCTGAGCATGCCGTTCCAGGCTCTCCTGAACGCGGCAACTTCCACAAACATCCAGATCGAAAGGGTGCCTGCATAATGACTGACAATAACAACGCCGCGGGGGCGGCAACTCCCGCAATGAATGCCTTCTTCACGCGTGGCGTGGCCAACGAGGGAGTGCAGCTTCCGCTGTACCTCCCGACCGGGGAGAAAAGCGAGCACTGGGTGCGCGTGTTGGGCGTCGACTCTGATGCCTTCCGCGCTGCTGAGGCGGAGTCCAAGCGTGACGCTTTCCGCATCGCCGGTATCGAGTCTCGCGAGGAGCGGGCAGCGGAGATTGCCAAGAGCAAGCGCCGTCTGATCGCGTCCCTGGTTTGCGCCTGGAGCTTCCCGCAGGAATGCACGGCTGATGCAGTCGATGCTTTCTTCCAGGAGGCTCCGCAGATCATGGATGCCATCGACTTGGCAGCGAGCAAGCGGGCACTTTTTTTCGTGGGGCGGTCGAACAGCTCGCAGCCTTCGCCGAGCACGAGTTCCGGCTCGACCTAATCCCTAAGGGCTCAAAACAGTCCCTGCGTGCTTCTCTCATGCAGGTTTGGAAGACGCTGAAGCGCAAGCCGCCTCAGCTCGAAAATGCGCCGGAGCTCCCCGAGGAGCTTCGGTATGTTTGGGAGTGGTTCCGGGAGGTGTTTGCGGGTGAGCCGCTGACGTATACCGAGCTGCAGTCTTGGTCCAGCATGACGGGGAAGCGTCTGCAGGGTTGGGAGGCCGAGCTGATTAAGTCCCTCGACCGTATATTCTGGAAGGTGCAGCATGGCAACCGACGTAGCTAGCCTAGCAATTCGCGTAGAGTCCCTGCAGGTGTCGGAAGCTGACCGGCGCCTGAAGGGGCTTTCGTCCTCCGGCGGCTCAGCCGAGCGCGCCACATCCGGCTTGACCGGAGCCTTCTCCAAGCTGCTTGGCCCGCTGACTGCTGTCGTGTCAGCGGGCGCAGCTCTTTCCAAGCTGGTGAGTGTCCAACGCGAGTTTGACGTCCTGAACGCTGGTCTGGTCACAGCGACCGGTTCTAGCGAGAAGGCCGCGCAAGCGTTTGAGGCGTTATCGGACTTCGCTCAGAAGACACCGTATGACCTCAACCAGGCGGTCGAGGGATTCACCAAGCTGGTCAACCTGGGCCTCACGCCAAGTGAGCGCGCCCTCATGTCGTACGGCAACACTGCCAGTGCGATGGGCAAAGACCTCAACCAAATGATCGAAGCGGTGGCCGATGCTGCCACTGGTGAGTTCGAGCGGTTGAAAGAATTCGGTATCAAGGCCAAGCAGGAGGGGGACAAGGTCACCTTCACGTTCCAGGGGGTCAAGACGACCATCGGGAACAACGCCTCTGAGATTGAACAGTACCTGACAGCTCTGGGTGAAAACCAGTTTGCCGGTGCTATGGAGCGCCGGATGGATACCCTGGACGGCGCCATCGCCAACCTGGGCGACACCTGGGATGCTCTCTTCCGCAACGTGTCTCAGAGCGGCGTGGGCGATGCAATCGAGGCAGCCGTACGGCTCGCGACGGATGCACTACAGGAGCTGAACGACATGCTCGCATCGGGTGAGCTAGAGGCTTACCTGAAGTCCATCACGGTGCAGTTTGACACCTGGGGTAATGACATTGAGCGCACCGTCGAGATTGTCACCAAGTTCCTCAAGGACAGCTTCGGCGAGTGGGAAGACGAAGGCAAGGGAGCCGTAGACTTCCTGATTGGTGCCTTCAAGAACCTGCCTTCCAACGTTCGTGCCTTCATCCAGATCATGACGGTGGAGGTCGCAGCCGGCCTTGACCGTGTGATGGCCTACGCTGGCGCCTTCAAGGATGGCGTTGCGGCCATCTTCAACGATGACACGGTTGCCGGCGTCGGCCAGCGGTTGGAGAATCGCTTGAAGGCCATCCAGTCCGCGCGGTTGGATAGCTTGGATGCAGCCCTGCAGGAGCGTGATGCTTCCGTTAAGGCAAGTGATGACCAGGTTGCCGCAGCTTCCCGCCTGCGTGCCGAATACGATGCCGCTGCTGAGGCCAAGAAGAAGGCCAACGCTGGTGTGGATCGTCTCGCCCAGTACAAGGTGGGTGGCACGTCCAAGCCGAGCGACTCCGTTGACAAGGCTGCCGCCAAAGCGGCTGAACAGAAGCGCAAGCAACAGGAGAACGAGTTCAAGTCTCTGCAGGAGTCTCTGCGCACTGAAGAGGAGTCCATCGCAGCCTCCTACGAGAAGCGCAAGGCGATCATTGAGGCGAACACCAAAGCAGGCAGTGAGCTCCGTATCGACCTGATGAAGCGCCTCGATGCTGACCGGGCTGAGCAGCTGAAGAAGCTGGAAGACGAGCGTGGCGCCGAGCTGGAAGGCTTGCGCTCCTCGCTGCGTACGCAGGAAGAGGTCATCCAGGAATCCTACGACAAGCGGATGGAGATTATTCGCCGCAACACGGAGGAAGGTTCTCAGCTGCGCACCGACTTGGAGGCCCGCACGGCAGAGGATCGGACCAAGGCGCTGGCCGACATCGAGAAACAACGGCAAGCAGAGAGGGACAGTCTGTACAACTCCCTGCTGACCGAAGAGGAGTCTCTGCGTCAGTCCTACGAACGGAAGAAGGCTCTCATCCTCGAGAGTGAAGCCGTCACGGAGACCGAGCGTCAGGACCTCCTGCGCCGCCTGCAGCAGCAGTTCACCGATGAACAAGCCGCGATGGAAACGCAGCGCATTCAGACCCAGCTCCAAGGTGCCGCGACTCTGTTCGACGGCCTGGCTGGACTGGCAAAAGGGTATGCTGGCGAGCAATCGAAGGCTTACAGGGTACTATTCGCTGTGAGCAAGGCATTCAGCGTAGCTCAGGCTGCCATGTCCATCTCGACCGGTCTCGCCAAAGCCCAGGAGTTGGGCTTCCCGGCTAACTTGGCAGAGATGGCCCGCGTGGCGGCTACTGGCGCGTCGATTGTCTCCCAGATTAACGGCTCGCAGTTCTCTGGCGCCTACGACCAAGGCGGTCAGATTCCTGCTGGCAAGATCGGCATCGTGGGTGAGTATGGTCCTGAGCTGGTGAGTGGTCCGGCGTCGGTGCGCGGGCGTGAGCTGTCCAGCCGTACCTATCCGGACGGCGGACAAGCTCCTGCGGCAGCACCGGCGCAGGTGAATGTCCGGAACATCAACGTGCTCGACCCGAGCCTGGTGGGCGACTACCTTGGCACGGACGAGGGCGAGAAGCTCATCATGAACGTGGTGCAACGCAACCAGCAATCGCTGGGATACTGATTAGGAGAATAGAGATGGCAAATGAGGTAGGCACCGCGTCCAACCTGGAGGACTTGTTCGGGAAGATCGTGAGCTTCCTGACGACCAACTCGGCGCTGGTGTCTGCCAGCCAGCAGTGGCAAGTCCTTCGCCAGTTCCGTGACAATGTAGCTGGCATCTCCACCAACCTGGTGGAGAGCGCAACTTATGCGAACCGGCGCATTCTGCACAGCTTCCGTTATGAGCCGCGGTCGATTGGGTCCAACATACCAGACAACACGACCACGGGCTCCACAACCTGCACGAGTTACGTAGCTGGCACCAGCCAGATCACCATCACGTTGAAGGCGGCCAAAGCTATTGCGACAGTACGCATGCAGGCTGCAAATGACGGGACTGGCACCACAGGCATGCTGCAGAACTTCCGGCTACAGTATTCGGATGATAACTCATCCTGGACGACAGCTCTGACGGTTAACAGCAATCCAGCCTACATCATGCACCAGACGCGTGACTTCGCTGTGCCAGGCACACCGGGGTCGCATTTGTATTGGCGTATTATCATCGACCGCAAGCAGGACGGTGCGACTACAGGCTCTGTCTACTGGAAGTGCCTGCTGCTGCTGGACGCGGGCGGCGACGTCGCGAACCACTTCGGCAGCGAGGTCCTGCTCAAGGCCACCGGCACGTCCGGGACCGACGCCATCTACACGGGCATCCGCTCGGAGTACGACGCGGCAAACGGCTGGTACAACCTCTTCCTCAACGGCTACACCGGCTACGACCCCAACGAGACCAGCTGGTTCAAGCAGCCCGGCGCCATCCCGCACTACCAGAGTGGCAGCCCGCTCAACGTGCCCATGGTTCCGTGCTGGAATGTCGCCATGCCCTACTGGTTCCGTGCGAACGGCCGGTCCTTCGTGTTCGGCGTGAAGGTCTCGACGTCCTTCGAGGGCGGGTACCTCGGGTTCATACTCCCCTACGCAACGCCGGCGCAGTACCCGTACCCGCTGGCCGTAGGCGGCTCCCTAGTGCCAACCGACGGCGACCGCTCCACCCCGTGGCGCTACTCCTACAACAACCAGAAACACAGCGTGTTCCCGATCCCGGCCGCCGAGAGTTCGCCGACCGGCACGACCGAGACCATCAGCTGCTCGCTCTACCTCCGCACGCCGGACGGCGTCTGGGGCTACGTGGGCAACCGCTACGGTAGTAGCGCCGATGCAAACGCGCTGACCGAGATGACGCAGCCGCTCAGCTACCCGTACACCCAGGCCGGCCTGCGTCGTGGAGTGTGGCCAACTTCCGTGCGTAACGTTGGCTCTACCGCTCCGCGTCGCGACTACCGCGAAGTGCTTGGCGGTGGCTATCTGCTGCAGCCGCTTATCATTCACCAGCGGCTCCCGACGCCGGCCGTGTGGGGTGAGCTTGAGGGCTGCATGGCTATCTCGGGCTTCTCCAACGCGTCTGAGAATACAACGACTTTTGCCGGTACCAACTACATCATCTTCCAGAACGTCGCGCGGACGGAACCGCATGAGTACTGGGCGATGGCCTTGAACTGAGGAGAGACACATGGCATACGAGACCGGGGCATCTACTGGCCCCAATGATCTACTGGACAAGCTGCGTCTCTTTGCAATTGCGCAAGGTTGGACTGTGAACCGCTGGGTGACCGTCGGCTCCGGTCGCGAGCTTTGCGTGTCGAAGGGCGCGGCGTACTACAACATGCGGTCCTACCAGAACGAGACAGTCTTCAGCAACGGCTCGAACTACACAAGCCGCTACGGGATCAGCATGAACGGCTCGGACGGCTTTGCGTCCGGCAGCACGTGGGACCGCCAGGCAGGCTACCCGATCCGCACGAGTGGCACGGTAGGCTCCGACCAATGGACTGTGCACATGCCGTTCGTGACAAGCACCGGCCCTTTTCCTGCCTACTACCTGTTCGCGCCAGACAGCAAGACCATTTATCTGGAAGTGGAAGTTACCACGGGCACGTTCCAGCGCATGGGCTTCGGGTCTCTCGACTTGTTCAACCCATCCACTCCTGGTGGCGGTCGTTTCTTCTACTCAACTGGCAGCTCGGCCTCAGTGACCAACTCAACAAGCCCGAGTTCGTGGCTTGGCTCTGAAATTGACAATGGCTCCTATGCGTTGGAAGAGGTGCCATTCCGGGCTGCTGATTACAATGGCACAACTACGCAGATTGGTTCTGCTGTACGCGCGGCCTTTGACTCATTTGATAACTGGTGCTCTTCACAACGCACCGGTGTTGCGTCGGTGACTCCGCAGTCTTGCCAAGGCGGTGGGGTACATGACAAGCTTTTGCGTGATGCCTCCCCGAACCCGCTCAATGGCATCGGTATCCTGACCCCGAATGTTGTCTCGGTGAATCGGGCGAATGAGTATCTGCACCCGGTTGGCGTCGTACCAGGTATCCGTTACATGGACATGACGAACTACCTGCCTGGTGACGAGTTCACCCTCGGTTCCGACACCTGGAAGGTCTTCCCTTGGTACCAGAAAAACGGGCGCAGCTATCAACGCGGCATCGCTTACAAGAAGGTGACCTGACATGGCAGTGGTGACTACCTACGGATTGATGGCGTTTGACGAGCGCCGTCAGCCGCCTCCGCAGGAGGCCCCTAATATCACGGAGATTGGCGGTCATACAGATCAGTCGTATCCGTTCCGCCAGCCTGTACTTGAGAACTTGCCTTTGGGCGCGGCAACTGTAGCGGACAACCTGCCAATTGACTTGGAGCCTAAATCCAGCTCAGCAGGCTGGCGCATGCCTTCCTTCTTGGATGACTACTACTATCGGATTCATGTGCGTCCTGGCGTCATCGACCTGGGCAACCTGCTATCCAGTCAGACGCGTCAGGTGGAAGTCTGGAACGCCTACTTCGTCGGCAAGCTCCTCTCCAGCATCACCGACGTGGGTCTTGACGGCATCGACCTGGCCGAGCCCGCTCCGGCTCCCACCACGTTCAAGGCACTGGAGTCGCGTATATACACGCTCAGCATCTCGACGAATGGCGCACCGGTCATCGATGGCGAGTATGAGTTCCACTTCCCTGGTGAGACTCCCACTCTGCACATTACCGGCCGCCGCGTAGTTGTGTGGCCCTTCGTTCCGCAGACCAAGTTCCGCGAGCAGCTTCAGTGGATGACTGACGTCATGCAGGCCTACTCGGCTGAGCAGCGTCTTGCCTTGCGTGCTGCGGCTCGCCAGACCTTGCAGTACGACTTCCAGCTTGACCAGCAGCAATACTCACGGGCCAAGGCCATCAGCACGCAGTGGGCACATCGTGTGTATGGCGCGCCCATCTGGGCTGAAGCCACTCGCCTTGGCAATCTGTCTGCCGGCATCACGTCCATCGTGTTTGACACGACCAATGCTGATTACCGCGCGAATGACATCGTGCTGGTCTGGGAGAGCGATACCAAGTTTGTGGCGGCAGAGACGACGACTCTGACGGCCGGCAGCATCACCCTGAAGTTGCCGCTTGACCAATCATACTCGAACGCCTACGTGATGCCTCTCAGGTTCGCCAGGACACTCCAAGGCAGCGAGTTCAGCCGCATGGCGCATACCGTGACTCGGGCGCGCCTGGCTTTCCTGGTGAACAACAATGTGGACCTCGGAGCCTCCATCGGTTATCCGACCTATCGCACCAAGGATGTGATGACTGACCGCTCCGTGGTCCTCTCAGATATGTCTGAGAAGATCGTCCGGGCTGTCGACGTCTTTGACAACGGGTCTGGCCCGGTGACCATTGACCAGGAACGTGCGTACCCCGATCGGACTGAGGTGCTCAGCATGGACCCACAGAACCGCGCCGATGTTTGGCGGATGCGCAAGTGGCTCCACGCTCGCCGTGGCAAGCAGCGTACGTTCTGGCTACCCGGCTGGAACCGTGACCTCATCTTGTTGGAAAACGTGTCAAGCTCGGCCACCAGCATAACGGTTCGGCCGATCGGCTATCCGCTGTATTATGGTACCACTGACATCATGGTCCAGCTGAACAATGGCACTCTCTTGTTCAATCGCGTCTTGTCGGCGGCAACTGATCCAAGCGGCAACGAAGTCCTAGCCATGTCAGCAAGCTTCGGTGTTGCCTTCAATGTCGCAGACATCGACCTGGTTTGCTTCATGAAGCACGTCCGGCTGGACACCGACAATGCCGACATCAATCACGACTATGCGGGGCGCGCGAGCTGCACCGTGGCCGTGGTCGAGGTCCCCGAAGGAGACTAGTGAGTGACCTACGCCACGTATGAAAATTCGGTCCAGCAAGGGACCCCGGTTGAGCTCTATGAGTTCATCCAGGGTCTTTCGCGTTGGAACTACATCAGCGGCGCCGACCAGATCGTGCGTCTAGGGCAGACCTACAAGCCGAGCCCTATCAAGCGCGATCGGGTCAAGCAGTCGACCGACATCTTCAAGAACAGCATGAAGCTCACCTTCCCGCGGGATGATGAGTTCGCCTCGCAGTTCCTAGGCTTTGCTCCTGAAGAGATTACCACGGTGACCATCCTGCGTGGGCATTGGGGCGATCCTGACAACCAGTACATCGTCTATTGGAAAGGTCGTGTGCTTTCCGCCAAGGCGACGGATTCGCAGATCGAGCTGGAATGTGAGCCGGTCTATACCTCCATTCGTCGTCCTGGTCTTCGTGCCAAGTTCGAGTACGGCTGCCGCCATGTTCTCTATGCACGCGGCTGCGGAGTCAACCGTGAGCTCTACAAGCACGAGAACCTCGTGCTGACCTTGACAGGTGGCCTCAACGTGGAAGTGGCAGGTGTCGCAGGCGTCTACGCTGATGGCTGGTTAACGGGCGGCATCCTTGTCGCCCCTGATAACTCGTCCCGTTTCATTGTCGCGCACTCTGCCGGCGTGGTTACTCTGTCCAGGCCGCTAGCTAGCCTCACGACGGGCCAGGTGGTGAAGCTCTACCCGGGCTGTGACCACCTGCGCACGACGTGCGACACCAAATTCAACAATCTCGACAACTTCGGGGGCTTTCCCTGGATTCCAAGTCGCAACCCGTTCGACGGAAGTTCGATCGTTTAGGAGGCCCCTATGTGGTGGTATATCGTAGTCTTCATCGTCGCACTGGTCGTCTCCTACTCGATGATGCCCAAGCCGGAGAACGCCAAGCCGGCGGGTCTCGGTGATGTGACAGCTCCAACGGCTGAGGTCGGCCGCGAGATTCCTGTGCTATTCGGTGAGAGGGACCTAGAAGGTCCCAACATCGTCTGGTATGGGCACTTCCGAGCTGTACCCATCAAGAAGAAGGGCGGCAAGAAGTGACAGACGAAGCCGACAACAAAACAGTGGTGCGCATGGAGCACCTTCGCCGCCTGGGTTACTGCTCCGGCGGCGTTCGCGCCTTCTTCGCCAGGCATGGCCTGGACTACGGTGCCTTCCTTCAAGAAGGTGTCGGGGAGGATGACTTGATAGCCACCGGTGACGGCATGGCTCTCGCAGCAATTGAGGAGGCTCGCAATGGGCGGAAGTAGCAAGGCGCAGACCGTAGGGTACAAATACTATCTAGGCATGCACGCCATCATGTGCCATGGGCCAGTCGACAAGGTGACTCGGTTCAGCGTGGACGGCAAAGCGGCCTGGAGTGGCACGAGCACCGGCGGAGCCGTGGTGGTCAACGCCCCGATGTTGTTCGGCGGTGATGAGCGCGAGGGCGGCGTGTCAGGCACGATCGACATTGAGATGGGCTTGCCGTCGCAGGGGCGTAACGCCTACCTGCAGAGCCAGCTTGGCGCAGCCATCCCCGCTTTCCGCCGCGTGCTCGGCCTGGTATTCCGCCAGTGCTACTTGGGCAACAACCCCTACTTGAAGCGCTGGGCTATTCGTGCCACGCGCATCCAGCTCCGCCAGGACGGCATCGCTCAATGGTATGCGGCAAAGGCTGACGTCGGTGGTGACATGAACCCGGCGCACATCTTGCGCGAAGTGCTCACCGATCCCGACTGGGGCATGGGCTACCCTGAAGCCGACGTGGACAACACCTCCTTCACGGCTGCAGCGGATATTCTGCACGCAGAAGGCATGGGCATGTCCATCCTTTGGGATAAGCAGCAGCAGCTTTCTGACTTCCTGGCGATCGTGCTGCGGCACATCGACGGGTCTCTGTACACTGACCGGACCACGGGCCAGTTTGTCATCAAGCTTGCCCGTGGCGGGTATGACATCCCGTCACTGATGCTTCTCGACGAGGCGGTCGTGGAGCGGGTGACGGACTTCAAGCGCTCAACCGTGGCCGAACTCACCAACCAGGTGAGCGTGGTTTTCTGGGACAAGTCGACTGGCAAGAACAACTCTGTGACTGTGCAGGACATTGCTCTTGCCGCCAGTCAGGGCGCCACAGTCGGCACGACTTCTCAGTATCCTGGCTTCACCAACGGAACCATCGCCACGCGGGCGGCAGCTCGTGACCTGAAGGCCTTGTCCACTCCTTTGGCTTCCGCTACTTTGTACGTCACACGCAAGGCTGCAAGCCTGAATATCGGTGACGTCTTTCGCTTTGCCTGGGCTGAGTACGGTATCTCGCAGGTCGTGTTTCGGGTGACCAATATCGAGCTCGGTGAGCTGACGAGCAACCTCATCAAGCTGTCTGTCGTGGAAGACGTGTTCGCTCTGTCGAGTGCAATCTACTCGCCACCACCGCCTAGTGAATGGACTAATCCGATTGGCGCTCCGACGCCTGTGCCTTTCCGTCTGCTGACAGAGGTGCCTTACTACCTGATCGCTCGCACCCTCGGCGACTCGGCGGCAGCTGCTCTCCCGCAGACGGCTTCCTACATGATGATCGGCGGCACCAACCCCGGTGGCTCTGCGTACAGCGCCCAGATTTACGTCGATGAGGGTGCAGGCTATCAACAGCAGGCCGTGGCGAACTTCTGCCCGACGGCGGTCATCTCGGCCGCTTACGGCCAGGCTGACACCGCGCTCGCAATCACCGGCGGGCTTGACCTCGACCTGGTTGCCGTCGGAGACGTTGCTGCAGTGGGCACTGGAGCTATCAACACCCGCGAACTGGTGCAAGTGGTGTCTATCACTGACACCCTTGTCACGGTCAAGCGTGGCATGCTGGATACGGTTCCCGTGCCGATCGCCTCCAACACCCGTCTGATCTTCCTCGGTAGCGGGGACAATCCTTCGGTCGTCGAGCTGCCCAATGAGTACGCCCTGGGTGAGTCGGTCAGCGTTCGTATGCTGACCACCACGGGCCAAGGCACCTTGGCACTGGGCTCCGGCGCAACTGACACCCTGGCAGTCAATGCGACGTCAGGCCGCCAGTGGCGTCCGTACCCGCCTGGCAAGTTCACGGTCAATGGCAACGTCTACCCGGCGCAAATCAGTGGCTATGATGGCGTGTCCCTGGCCTGGGCACACCGTGATCGCATCCAGCAGACTGCCCAGACTCTGGTTGACCAGAACGCTGCCAACGTCGGACCCGAGGCGGGCACAACCTATGTCGCCCGGGTGCTCAACTCGTCCACGAGCGCTGTGATTAAGACACTCAGCGGCCTGACGGGCACAAGCGCATCCTTCACTACCCTGGACCTTGGCAGCGTGGCCAATATCCGTGCAGAGGTCTACTCAGTGCGGGCAGGCGTTGAATCCCTGTTGCGCCAATATGACGAGTTCGTGCGGGTCGATGAAACTGGCCAGCCGATCGGTCCAGGCTTTGGCTCATCGGTCGCCATGGAGAACTACCTCTATGACGGCACGCGCTTCCTAGCAGCAAGCCAAGCCTATGCCGGCCCGGCAGCAAGCCAATACGCGGTGACTCGTTTCTATGGGTCGACTGATGGCGGTGTGACGTTCGAGTACATGGGCACCCTGGACGGCGGCAACATGTTCAGCCGTCAGAAGCCTGGCATGGCACGTGGCTCCAATCGGTATGCGTCCTTCCCGAAATACTATGCTTCGGTGGGTTCGTCTGCCCCTTGGTACAACACACAGGTGGCCGACTTCGCCCGCTCTTATCCGCCTCGGCCGTGGACCACCTCAAACATCACCGGCGCCTTGCCGTTGTGCATTGCTTGGGACGCTTCCAATTCCCGCTTTGTCCGCATCATGAACGACAAGACGGTGCAGACGTCCACTGACGGTCTAAGCTGGAGCAACCTCGGCAGCATGACTCTGCCGAGTATCGGCTCGGGCTGGACGTGGTACACGGGCATGTGGATGGAGCTCTTCAAGGTAGGGTCCTACTGGTATGCCTTCCACTCTGGCAAGGGCTCACAATTCCAGGCAGATAGTGTGCTCCTGATGCGTTCCACCAACCTGCTGAGCTGGTCTGTGTGCCCGGGTTCTGGCTACTACGACTATCCGGCTGCCGTGACTGGTGGATGGCAGTTCTTCCGCCCGTATGGTGTTGCAGCCCGCAGCGCGACAAGCTTTGTCATCACTGCCATGGGTCGCCGCAACGTAGGTGACGGCACGATGAAGGAACTCGTCCTGCGCTCAACTGACGGGCTGAACTTCACCCTGGTCAGCGAAGTGGCAATGGTCAGCGGGGCCTCGACTGGCAATGACTTCCAAGAGGTCGAGGCCTTTGGTGCGAGCGGCTACGTCGCAACAGGTCCTGGCGGATTGAATGTCAGCACGGACGACGGAGCTACCTGGACACGTACTGCACTGGCAAATTACCCTACGGCTTTGCGCGCCAATGGCACGAATGTTGTAGGGTCGCGCCCTACGGCATCCGGTGGCGCCAATGAGCCCTGGTACTCCTCGAATGGCACCACCTGGACCAAGTCCACGATCCGCAACTACAACACCGGCACACGTCGCTACTGGCGCCTACGCACAGCGGCTTCGATTGGAACGGATGTCACCTATGCAGAGCTGGCGTTCTTTAATGGCGCGACGAAGCATACTGGCTACACGAAGTCCCAAGGCGCTGGCTCAGGCCTTGCGAACGTGGACGACAATGACCCGGCGACTTTCTGGACTGGCACAGCCGCTCAGATCGCGAACGGCACGGCCTGGGTAGCATACGACATGGGCTCAGCTGTAGATGTGACCGCCGTGGAGCTTCGCAACCCGACCGGCGATGCAACCAAGATGCCGACCGACGTGGAGATTGAAGCCAGCACAGACGGCACAACCTGGGTGCCTGTGTGGTTTGAGACCGGCTTGACGTGGGGCGCAAACGAGAACAAGCGCATGGAGAAGACGTCGTGATGGATGATGACAAACTGCGCAACCCCATCCCGGCGTCGAGCTGGAAGATTCGCCGCCGCTTCATGTTTGCGGTGGCGGCTTTCTGCATGTGGACCATCGCCTATATCCTGTGGAAAGGATTGGCCACCGGGCCGGCAGACACCGCCGTGACCATGGCCTTCTTGACTCTCATCGGCATAGTTGGCTCGTACGTGTTCGGAGCCACCTGGGAAGACGTCAGCATAGCAAAGATCAAGGGCCCTGCTGCAATGGCTGCAGCTCGGCCGAGTAAGCCCGCCCCAGGCCCTGGGGCATCAGCAAAAATAGAGGATGAGCCATGACTACTTTCGTACTAGGGACTAAGTCCCGTCAAAGCCTGGCAGGCGTTCACCCTGACCTTATTCGCGTGGTAGAACGTGCCATCCAGGTCACATCGGTCGACTTCCAGGTCTATGAAGGCTTGCGCACTCGCGCTCGCCAAGCCAAGCTGGTCGCACAGGGAGCAAGCCAGACCATGGACTCCCGCCATCTCCCTGGTTCTGACGGCCTCGGCCACGCGGTTGACTTGGTGCCACTGATCGACTTCGATGGTGATGGCAAGGCCGAACTGCGGTGGGACTGGAATCTCTGCTATCGCGTGGCGGACGCTGTGCGCCGGGCAAGTCTTGAGCTCCAGGTCCCCATCCGTTGGGGCGGGGTTTGGGACAAGACGCTGGCCGACCTCGCTGGAGACATGGAAGACGAAGTCGCCGGCTATGTCACTCGCCGCAAGGCTGCAGGCAAGAAGGCATTCCTGGATGGGCCTCATTTCGAGCTGCCCTCCAGCATCTACCCTTAAGGAGAAGATCATGTTCGGTTTGAGCTGGAAAGCATACGTTGGCATCGCAATTGGGGTTGCTTTGGCAACGGCAGTTGCGTTATCATATCGCCATTACTCTGGCTTAGTCGAGGCCAATGCTCAGCTCACCGGGCAGGTTGCGACTTTGACGGAAGATGTCTCCCGCGAGAAAGCACGGGCCGACGCCTTCGAGAAGTCCATCGACGCATGGGACTCGGCGGCAAAGGTGCAAGCTAAGGCGCTGGAGGACTTTTCAACCGCCCAGCGTGAGGCTGGCGCATACTCGAGGGAGCTTAAGGATGTCCTATCCAAGCATGACCTCGGCGCGCTCGCCAAGCGTAAGCCGGGTCTTATTGAGCGCCGGGTTAACGATGGCTCTGATCGGGTTATCCGCCTGCTCGAGCACTCCACCCAAGCTCCAACCTCCAACGGAGACCAAGCAGCCCCCGCTGCCCGTGCTCCCGGCTCCTGAGCCGGTTAAGCTCGAGACGGTCCGCTGGCAGGTCGTTGAAGTCGAGGGCGAGGCGTTGTTCGCCTTGCCTGCCCGCGGATACGAGGCACTTTCTCGCAACATGTCTGAGATGGTACGCTGGGCTCGTGAAGCCAGCTATCAGCTCGACTTCTACCGCCGGACACGGCAGCAGCCCGTGCCTGAAGGCGACGGGAAGGGCGGGAAGTGAATGATGATCGGAGAACACAATGCAACCCAGTGCGGGCTGCCGTTGCTGAAGCCGTCTTTGGACGCCGGCGCAGCGATAGCCCTGAACTACCATTCTGCCCGGGAGGGAACGAAGTGAGTGAAAACAACCGACCTGGCCCCGAGCAGCAGCTCCAGAACCTGACCCCCGAAGAGGCTCGTGCCTTGATCCGTGAGGCCGTCCGTGAGACGTTCCTCATGCTCGGGGTGAAAGTCGATGATCCCATTGAAGTTCAAAAGGACTTCCAGCACCTCCGCGAGTGGCGCAACACGACCGAGAGCATCAAGTCGAAAGGCCTGCTCACCGTCATGGGCATTCTCGTCAGCGGTATGCTTGCCGCCCTTTGGGTTGGCATCAAGGAGTTCGTAGGCAAGTGACAAGCCCCGCGGCCTCAGGCGGTTGGGTTCCTCTCCTTCACGCCCGCCTGAGCCTTTAACACCGCCGCCTGGCGGTGTCTTTTTCTTACTTCAGGTCTATGTTTTAGCTCTCGGGCCGAGTAGCCCGGCTCAGCGCCTAGGTGACATGCACCTCGACTGCCGGAGCTGACCTGAATTGCGCCACAGGCTCGTCGTGGCAGCCCCGGATCAGCATCACAGCACCGATGATCGCGATCCACATCAAAATCCCCACAGGAACCGCCACCATAAGGCCGCGAGCGCAGCCCAAACCATCCTCATCCCCTTCCTGATCGTACATAATAAAATGCCTCCGTGGGGACCATCCCCGAGAAGGCATCATGACACACTGGCCTTGCCGGTCGAGCCGTCAATACACCCAGATGCGTTCGTAGGTCTCAGGCAGCTTGTCGCAGGACCATTCTGACCGCTTGCCTTCGTGCTTGGCCTTATGGTCCACTACCTCGACGCACTGACCAGTGCTGTACGAGACATGGACTTCAGGACGATCCAGCAGCACGATGAATTGGTGTAGCACCAACAAGGTGAGCATGGCTACTGCCACGAACATGGCGACGTAGCCCAGCCGGCCCATACTGCGGGTCTTTGTCTCGTATTGCATCTCAGTCTCCTTATGCCTTAGTGGCGCATGTTGGACGCCGCGAAGTGCGTCGGTTTAATGTCATCACCCTTAGGGGCGTCCAAGAGCTCAACCGTGGCCGTGCCCGCCTTTTCGTCAAAGGCAATTCCAATGCCCTTGCCGTCAAGAGCTTTGAGGTCATCAAGCTTGAGCTCCAACTTGCCGCCTGCGTTGGCAGCAGCAAGACCGAGCAAGCCCATGAGTCGGCCGAGTTGGACCTCATGCACGCAGCGGCCGGTGAGTACCGCCACCAATTCATCAGGTGTCAAGCCTTCCTCTTGATTGTCGTCCATGTTATGCCTCCCACGAGATGTCAATGGCGGTTGAAGAGATGCCCTTACGCTTGCACGTGTAGGGCAATTCGCGGTCAAGGACCTTGGCGATGGTCGGAGCATCGACCCTCGGCACATGGCCCAACTTGAGCCCATCGACTCCATGCACGGCCACGGCGTTGCGGTCGTATTCGTTGTTGGGCTCACGGACGAGAAGGAGCTTGTCGCCCTCCTTCAGTTTGGCGATTGCTTCACGGGCGCCCTCATAGTAAGGGGCGCCCGCAATGTAGGTCAACATTGTGGGCATGGCGATCAAGCCTCCTTCTTCACAGTGGTAGGGGTAGCGCGCGGACGGTTCGGAACCTTCTCGCCACGCTCACGCATGTGGACAGCGTACCAACGCAGGCACGCCACCGTCGTCTTCGCACCCTCGAATTGTGCATGGATGCGATTCAGAATTTCGTCGTAGGAGTGACCGTACGGACGCTTGTCTTCGTCATGGGTGACGACTTCGAGCAGCAGAGCCTCAGCGACGACGCGGATGACGGGGCCCTTCTCCTTTTTCTCTTTCGGGGCCTTCGGCTCACGCTTCGCCTTCGGCTTGGTAGGAGCGGCCTCGGTCTTGTCAGTCACTTCCGCCATGTGCTGCACGAGATGACCCAATGCGCTCGGCTTCGGGGCTTCTTCCACCTTTGGAGCTTCCTCCTTGGTGGACTGCTCCTCCGCCTTCTTCTCGGCTTGCGCTTCGAGCATGGCGTCGATTTGGGCCAGCAGCTTGGCCTTGCATCGTTTGCCGAGGGTCTTGGCATCCGTGTTGGTGCCCTTGAGCTCGTTGTACACTGCAGCGATGTCGGTGATGTTGGATTGTTCGGTCAGCTTCGTCATGTCATTCTCCTAAAAGGTTGGTTCGGTTTGGGCATCGACGCATTGCGTGTGTCGATGGAATCCATTATGCACTAATGGTGGGGATTGGGAGCCCCCTCGGGCGCCAATTTTCCATTATTTTTGTAAATGATGGCATCAAGAGAGGGCGCGCATCGTAGCGAGGGCCGCGACGTCGCTCATACCATTCAAAATCACACAACCAGCGTGCTTGGCCTTGATGGCGGCGATGTTCTTGTCGTTGGGCTCGCACTTGATGGTGTAGAGCTTGCCATCGGTCTTCACAAAAGCGATCTTGCCCTTAGTCATGCGAGCAATGTCACGCAAGGTGAGCACATCGTTCACGAGGTCAGAGACGTGCATCTCCATATTGACATCCATCTCCACGGGCTTGCCGTCGTCATCCGTGAAGGAGCACACATGCTTAGGAAGAGCGCTCACGAAGGCATGGTAGGCCTTCTCTTCATTGGTCATTTTGACAGTCCAAGGCTCGCCCTTATAGTCCTTCGTAGCCACTTCAACGAGGCCGTCGACGCGGTCCTTCCACTCGAAGGCAACGGGCCCACCCGAAGCGTCGTCATATACGAATGCAATCGCCTTGCCATCTCGGTAGAGGGTGGCGTTGAAGCCGTGACCCTCATTACCGATGAAGGTCTTGACATTCTTGACCGTGTAGGCTGCATTGCCACTCACTGCAGCAACCGCTTTGGTGATAGCCGTCGGCTCGGGCTTCGCGGTGGCCGTACCCGCCTTCTTCATCTTGCTGCGATAGTAGGACACGCATGCAGCGGAGGTATTTGCGTTGGGGTGAGCTGCTTTCACGTCGGCAAGCACTTGGTCGTTAGTCTTGCCGGCAGCGAGGGCGGCGCGGATGGTGTTGGCGATGGTCGTCATGTTTATTCTCCAATGTTTGGTTGGTATGGGATGATTATAAGGGGGTTTTCGACCGTTGGGAGCCCCCTCCAGCAACTTTTTTTTAGGGCAATAGAAAAAGGGCCCCGAAGGGCCCTTATAGCTTCCAGCTATCTAAGGC